GCGTGCGGTTGCTATGATCGTAAGTATGCAGGTATGGATACCGCACAGGTGTACAACTTGTTGCGTAAAGACCAACCGCAAGGTGGCGGCCAAGGTGGTGGCGATGGCGATCCCGAAGATGGTGATGGTACGCCCGAAGATGGTAGTGGCTCACTACCGAACGGACACAAACCATTCGACACACACGATTGGGAAGGCGCACAAGAAATGTCCGCCGATGAACAGCGCGAACTCGCAAGAGAGATCGACGAGGCAGTACGTCAAGGTGCATTGGTTGCAGGTAAGATGGGCAGTGGTGGTGATCGTAACCTAGAAGAATTGCTAGAACCACAAGTCGATTGGCGTGAAGTGTTGCGTGAGTTTGTGCAGACTACTTGTACAGGCAGTGACTACTCTACATACCGCCGACCTAACCGCAGGTATCTGAGTAGTGGTATCTACATGCCGAGTGGTGTCAGTGAAAAGGTCGGGGAACTGGTGGTCGCAATCGACACGTCTGGATCAATCGGACAGACCGAAGTCACCGCGTTTCTTTCCGAAGTCAAAGCAATATGTGACACAGTACGTCCAGATAAAGTACGTCTGTTGTATTGGGACACAGAGATATGTCGTGACGAAACGTATGACACGCACGAACTCGATACACTTGTACAATCTACTAAGCCGAAAGGCGGTGGTGGTACAGATGTAGAATGTGTGACTGAGTACATCCGTGAAGAAAGCATCAACGCGCAAGCGTGTATCGTGATTACTGATGGCGACCTATACAGGGGTTGGGGTCAGTGGACTATGCCTGTGTTGTGGTGCGTTATCGACAACAAGCACAAAGTGCCAGACGTAGGCAAATGTGTACATATTAAATCAAGGGAGATGTAAATGAGTAAAACTTATATTGGAGTGTGGGATTGTACCTTCTACAAAAGCGATGCCGATGGCAACGAACTCAAGAACGCCGATGGTAGTATCAAACTATTCGATGCACCTAAATTAGATATGTCTCACATCGCGGAGTATGTAGACGACGATGATCTAGTGGAGGTGAAGCAATGAGTAAAATTGGAAACTATGTAGTCGGGTTGCAGGAGCAACAGCATTTCATCGAATGTCCTGAGTGTAAGGACACATATCACCAAGGCAAAGTTACAGGCGAGGAGTTCAAGTGGACTGGCGATACGTATGAGCCATTCGAGACATGGGTCGATTGCGACAACTGTAGTGGTCTAGGTGAGATAGAACGTGACGACGACGATGAAGACGAGGGAGCTTCGTGTGGGCAATAACTGCCCACACAGATAATTTAAACTAACCAACAATATTAAACAACAGGATAAAAACAAATGGCACTAACATATTCATCATTCAATAGCTTCGACGAGGTAGTGTATCACTACGAAAGCATAGAACCAATGGGCGGTAGCACTAACAAGGGTAAAGACATCAGACCCATGGGTGATCGCAAACGTAAGTACGAACGTATCGTGAAGATCAGCAACAACTGCTATGCACTATCAGATGGCTTTCACTTTGGTGACGAACACTTTAACTGGGGTTGGGGCTATTATGCTTCACAGACTGAGTTTGTACCTACACTAAAGGACATGGAGAAGTATGCACCTATTATATGGCGCAAGAAACGTGATGGCACAGAACAAGTCACAATACGCAACGGATATGGAGACAATGCACACAACTCACGTTATGCTTTCATAGACAGACACACACCGAAAGGTTTGGGGTTTCGTATCGACAATGGTAAACAGTATGTGACTAAGACAATGGTAAGCGGTAATGGACGGCACTACCTAGCCAAGACCCATACCACGCCGCGTAGTGTCTATGAAGGTATAAAGCTTAGCGCAAACGATAATCATTATGCGGCGAAAGCTAAAAAATGGGCCATGGTACACGACGACAACTCTGCCTTAGTGTTCAACAAAGTCGAGAGTAAAGATAGGTTCTCTGGTACTGACTGGGTACATGTTGAGGGGACAGGACGTCCAATACCAAAAGGCCCGCGTGTGAACAAGAAAGCCAAGGCTAAGTTCAAAGATGCAATCAGTTCGTTCTTTGAATGGGGCATGGCTATGTCACCCCTACTAGCATTGGACGACCACGAGTACACATCTAAGCAGGGAGAGATACTAGCCGAAGTCTATAGAAATGAGCATGGCGTGTACTGGCGACAGGTAGATGCAAAAATAGGACGTGAGATTGTGCGGGACGATCAGCACACCGCACGACTAGCGTTTTGGGTATACTTTGCTGGCAACTGCTACACTGCAGGTGAAGGGAGTTGGAGCTTCAACAACACGCCTCTACTCAAAAAGCTAGAGACTAAAGAAGATGTGTCTACTGTACGGTCACGCTTCAATACATTCATCAACACAGAACTCGGGTTCTGGAAAAAGTAAGGAGAACAACTATGGAAAATCTAGGATTAAAATTAGTATCAGATATCGTTGGCGATATTGGTAAAGGCTCTATAGATCGGCTCACTAACGGTTTAAATGCACAACAACTAGAAGTAAATGTTATGGGTAGTAGCCTCAAAGAGAAGGTACTCGGTTACAAAACTTCGCCGAGGTCCGATACGTCCTTGTGGGTTTATCGCCCACAGGATACCTACGCTATGGGTTATATTACGTACGATTATATGAACGATACAGGCGAACAAGACAGGCGTTACGCCGTGTTCTCGCCCAACATACTCAACAGGAAGTACTCGTATGGTATGAAACGCTACATGTCTAGCGCAATGCGTGGAGAAAAGGGTGTCTCCAACGCGGCAAAATACCTACGTCCGTTGACCCCCAAGCAGGTTCTAAAGCAAGCCCAACGTGAGTTTACTTCTGCACTACATCGCGTGAAGGATACAGCAAGTACTAAGGCGAACAAGGTCACAGCTAAAATCGACACCGATGTTTTCAGAGCTAAGAGGCTTGGTTCGCGTATCCCTAACCCACTGCAGGGAGAACTCAAGCGTATACTGCAATCAGATTACGTGTTTCTTGACAAGGAACTCGAAGTACTGCTAACCGAAGCGTTTGTCGCGATTGATGAACATAAAGAAAGCAGTGCGCTTCACGAGGCAAAACATATTTTTATCGAGGTAGTACAATCCCAAGGGGCAAATGTATTCCGTGGGTTTTCTGACGTGGGCGACAACTCTAGGTTGTTTCGTTTCGACGACAGCAATGAGAACAAGTTAGTGTACACACAGGAAGAACTACCAGAGAGTTTGATGGGTGCAATATCTGTGCTGTCAATGGTGGAGGCAGGCCAGTACGTTTCGGGCGTTGGGTATCGTGCCGCTGAGAATATGTTTTACATTAAAGGTGAGAGCGAGTGAGCGTAGGCGCAAGTGACGCTACTACGTACCGCGTGACAATACATCCCACCACAAATAAGGTTATTGTAATGTCCTTTGATCTAGGGCCTATTGACTCGACAGGTTTAGGGGTATATGACAGTATAAACGACACTCCAGAATGGGTTCAAGAACGTATTGCTACCCTTATGCTTGTTGACCCTACACCACCGACCAAACCTATAGAGGGTGTAGGTCATAGGATCGACAAGACTACCTATTGGATTTACGCTGATAGGTAGTGACACACTACCAATTTAACTTTGGGGGGCGTACAACCGCCTCCCATTTATGCCAGTTACCACACACGGAGATCAACAATGGCAACCACACCAGAAGCTAAAGTAAAGAAGGTAGTGACCAACTACCTAAAGAAGATGGGCGCATACTACTTCTACCCCGTTACGGGTGGATTTGGACGGAGCGGCGTGCCTGACATAGTCGCGTGTTACAAAGGGTTGTTCCTTGGTATTGAATGTAAAGCAGGGAAGGGGAAGACTACTGCACTGCAACAAAAGAACCTAGACGATATTAAAATGGCAGGGGGTTTTGATTGGGTCGTAAACGAAACAAACATGCACCAAACAGAAACACAAATTAAGTATTGGGCAACAACACAACAGGAATAAACAACATGAGCATTATTAATAGTATGGAAGCACAAGAAGTTTTTATTACCCACCAAATGCCTACAGGCACTGCCTTTGGGGTACGGGTAGATAACGGTGAGAAAGTTTTTATAAACTCTAAACTATCTAAGAAGCACACTATCGCTGAGGAAGAAGTACGGATGCTTATAATAATCCCAAACACTAAGATCGAAACGCCTTGGCAAGCTATTGGTGTATCTGGTGACCCTACATCGTTGAATAAATTTGTGAGCAATAGACGTAAAGAAGGATACAAGATATGATTGATATAGATACCCATTCAGTTGAAGAACGTGTGTGGGCGTATCTACTTACTAACCGTGGGGCAAGTTCTAGCCAAGTAGCTGAGGCAACGAATACGGACGTGGAGTATGTCGATAAGATGATAGAAACGATATCGTCACCCAACTGGAGAGAAGAAGCACCCATCAAGTTTGTAAAGGACGACAACGCTAAGACTAGGTACGATTTATTGCCACCAGAATTGCTAGAAGAAACAGCGAAAGTACTTACGTTCGGCGCACAGAAATACAGCGCGCACAACTGGGCGCAAGGTGCATCATGGAGCCGTTACTTTAGTGCTATGATGCGTCACATGTGGGCTTGGTGGAGAGGTGAAGATAACGACCCCGAAACAGGGTTTTCACATTTAGCTCACGCCGCATGCTGTCTTAGCTTTCTTATAGCTTATCAACGGCGCGGCTTAGGTGAGGATGATAGGGTATGATTGACACTAAGGTTAAAAATCTAGCCGCTTTACAACGTTCGTACGGTATAAAAGTCGGAGCGTTTGCCCCCGTACTGGAGAGGACAACTACACACGAAGTATGGAAGTTCGCCATTATACAGGCCGTTGAGGGGGGCTATGATTCTGTCTCCGAGTATTTAGTCGATCTCCTGACTGATGCGTACTATGACTCTAAGGCGTCGGAGGGGGAAAGCTGATGGACGTATACACACTCGACTTTGAGACCTACTACGACCAAGAGTATTCGCTATCCAAGATAACGACAGAGAGTTATGTGCGCGATCCACGCTTCGAAGTGATCGGCCTTGCTATCAAAAAGAACGACAAGGTTACGAAGTACTTTAACGATGCCCAGACCATCGAACGTCTACTAACGCACATAGACTTCTCTGACAGTGCTATCCTAGCGCAGAACACTATGTTCGATGGGTCTATTCTAAGTTGGCGGTATGGTGTGAAGCCGAAGGTGTGGTTTGACACTATGTGCATGGGTAGAGGTTTACACGGAATAGAGGCAGGTGCATCACTGCGGGCTTTATCTGAACGCTATGGTATCGGCGAAAAAGGTTTCGAGGTAAACAATGCCAAGGGTAAACGCCCCGCCGATTTCACTGCAGAAGAAGCTAAGAAGTACGGCGAGTACTGCATACAGGATGTCGAGCTAACGTATAAACTATTTAAGATTATGGGAGCTAACTTTCCGCGCACTGAGCTAAAGCTGATCGACGTTACACTACGTATGTTTATTGATCCGATACTTGACCTAGACCTTGGGTTGTTGGAACAGCACTTGGAAGACACGCAAGATCGTAAGGACAAACTACTGCGCGATGCAGGGGTGACAGACAAGAAAGACTTGATGTCAAATCTCAAGTTTGCTGACATGCTACGTGGTCTCAACGTTGAGCCACCTATGAAGATCAGTCTGACAACAGGCAAGGAGACGTACGCCTTTGCTAAGAGTGATGAAGACTTCAAGATATTGCAGGAACATGAGGATGATCGTGTGCAATCCCTAGTAGCGGCGCGCCTTGGAAATAAATCTACTCTTGAGGAAACACGCACACAGAGGTTTATAGGTATCTCTAAACGTGGACGTTTACCCGTACCGATTAGGTACTACGCGGCGCACACTGGTAGATGGGGTGGAGCGGATAAGATTAACTTACAAAACCTACCGAGCCGTGGGCCAAATGGTAAGAAGTTAAAGAGGGCTATCATTGCACCAGAAGGACACACAGTTGTCGAAGCCGACTCTTCCCAAATCGAGGCACGGGTACTCGCGTGGTTCGCGGGACAGAATGATTTAGTAGACCAGTTCTCCAAGGGTGAGGACGTGTATAAGTACATGGCGTCTAGCATCTACAACGTGGCTGTAGAGAACGTAACTAAAGATCAAAGGTTTGTGGGTAAGACTACAATTCTAGGTGCGGGCTACGGCATGGGAGCAGAGAAGTTCCAAGCGCAACTAAAACAATACGGGTTCGACATCGAGTTGGACGAGGCGCGGCGCGTTATCAATATATACCGAGAGGCTAACTTCAAGATTAGTAAGGTGTGGAAAGACGCTAACTATATGGTCAAGCAGTTGGCTAACAACCGCGCTGTGCAGTTCGGAAAGAAGGGTATCATTGGAGTAGACCCTGAGAACCAAGCCCTTATAATACCTAACGGATTAAAGATATTTTATCCTGATTTACATGGGGAGCAATCTGAGAAAGGGTTCGAGTATACATACAAAATACGTCGAGGCCGAACACGGATATATGGTGGTAAGGTTATCGAGAACGTGTGTCAGGCTATAGCACGTTGCATAATAGGCGAGCAGATGCTACTAATTAATAAGAAACACAATGTAGTACTAACGGTACACGATTCGATTGCATGTTGTGTACCCGACGAAGAAGTCGCTGAAGCACAAGCGTACGTGGAGACATGTATGAGATGGACACCAGACTGGGCAGAGGGCCTTCCTGTCGATTGCGAAAGTGGTACTGGCAAGTCGTACGGAGATTGTGAATGAAAACTAGAAAGTGCCGCGTATGTTTAGAACATAAACCTCTAAACCAGTTGGTAAGGGATAAGAGTTGCCGTTACGAGGTTGACGCTTTTTGTAAAGCATGCAGGAATGAACGAGGTTACTTTAGGATTCATGGTGTGGAGCGCCCTAAATCTTTAGACGTGTATAAATTAATCGCAGGGGTTGAACATAAGCGTTGCCCTACGTGTTCTAAATATAAAACATATGATAATTTCCACAAAAACAAAAAAGAAAATAAGGGGATTTCTGCAGGTTGTAAGCCTTGCAGGAACATATGGACGAAACAAGCAGACCAACGTAGCAGTGATGGTCTGGAAGATAAGTATATACGCAGAATCTTGAGTATGCGATCCAAGTTAAAAATGTCAGAGTTCCCCCAAGAAATAGTTGACGTTCATCGAGAAGTTATAAGAATAAAAAGATTTATAAAGGAGAATAACGTATGAAAAATGTTGTAGAAGTAAGGGACGCTCTTGCTAAAGCCTTTAAAGGGCTTTCAGATGGGACGATAGATTCCAAAGACGCTTCTGAAATGGCAAATCTAGCAGGTAAGATGATAAATTCAGCAAAGGTACAGCTGGATTATCATGCCCTACGTAAAGACGCACCAAGTATAAAGTTCTTACATGTAGTCGAGGAAGTGCAGGAATGAGTAAAGCCGACGAACTAAACAAATGTACATTTAAATAGGAGACTGGAAATGACGGAAGAACAATTTGACGCGCTGTGCATGGAGCAATTTATGCTCGCTTTGGACGCGATACAGAAAAATGCGCCGGAGGATTATGCTACGATAGGGCGCGACGAGTTCGCAAAGGTTGCGTATTCGGTGTTCTCGCAGGGTATTTATATGGGTTATAATCTAGGCGCGAAGATGGTAGCCGATAAGCTAAAAGAAAAGGGTGTAGCAGGGGAACATATTGTCCAATGAGTAAAGCCGCGCCGTGGTCGTTTAGTCGGATCAAAGCATTTGAGCAATGCCCCAAACAGTTCTACCATGAGAAAGTACTCAAGCAGTACCCGTTCAGAGAAACTGAGGCTATGCGCTACGGCACTGAGTTCCACAAGGCATGTGAGGATTACATAGGTAAAGGTACTCCTGTACCCGCCAAGTTCGACTTTATAAAACCTACGTTGGATTCCCTTAACGACAAAAAAGGCAATAAGATAGTAGAGCAGAAGTTAGGCTTGACTGCTGACCTAGAACCCTGCAGTTTCTTTGCAAAAGATGTATGGTTTCGAGGCATTGTTGATCTTGCGATCATAGACAAACAAACTGGGGTGGGTTGGATCATTGACTACAAGACAGGCAAATCGGCGAAGTATGCCGACAAAGGTCAGTTGGAGTTGATGGCGTTAACAATCTTTAAACATTACCCAGAAGTTATCAAGCTAAAGGCAGGGCTGTTATTCGTTATCGCCAAGAACCTTGTAAAAGCTGAGTACGAAATAGACTTACAGCAACTTCTATGGGGGAAATGGTTAGCAAACTATGCTAGGATGGAGAAAGCGTTCGAGGTGGATGTTTGGAATCCAAAGCCATCTGGTCTGTGTAAACGACACTGTCAAGTAGTTGAGTGTCCCCATAATGGAGCAAACTAATGCCATACGTGAATAAACCCCGCCCATATAAAAAAGAATATCAACAGCAGAAAGCAAGAGGAGAACACGAAGCTCGTATGGAGCGACAACGCGCCAGACGTACGATGGATAAGAACGGCAAAGATGCCAATAAGAACGGCAAAGCCGACAAGCGAGAAGGTAAAGATATCGCTCACAAGAAGGCACTAAGTAAAGGCGGCACTAACAAGGACGGGTACAAAGTCCAGAGCCGTAAGAAAAATCGAGCTGCGGGTGGTGCTATGAGCAGCCCCAAGAAAAAAAGGTAGTTACTCACTACCACGGAGAACAACATGGAAATTTTGAGGGACAAAGCAATAATGCTACGGGTACGTAACCCAAAGCAAATAACAACAGTTATCCCCAACAGCAAGGAGCTACCTATGAACAAGGTTGTCGTAAAGTGGGGGTTAGATGAAGTTCTATCCCTGCGTTCGTTAAACATATTCGCACCATCACCGATTACAAAACGGTACAGTTGGCCGGGGCAATACACGCCATTCGACCACCAAAAAGACACTGCGTCTTTTATGACGCTGAACAAGAAATCCTTTTGCTTTAACGAGCAGGGTACAGGTAAAACTGCATCAGCCATATGGGCGGCGGACTATCTTATGACCCAAGGCAAAGTTAAACGTGTGCTTGTTGTATGTCCTTTGTCGATTATGGACAGCGCATGGCGCAACGATTTATTCTCTTTTGCTATGCATCGCACAGTAGATGTAGCGCACGGGGGCAAAGAGAAACGTAAGAAGATCATAAACAGTGGTGCTGAGTTTGTTATCATTAACTACGATGGCGTTGAAGTTGTTAGGGACGAGATTGCGGCGGGCGGATTTGATCTGTTTATCGTTGATGAAGCTACACACTACAAGAACGCGCAGACAAAGCGGTGGAAGACGTTAAATAAACTAATCAAGGAAGACGATTGGTTATGGATGATGACAGGTACACCCGCCGCGCAAAGCCCCGTCGATGCTTACGGCCTAGCCAAATTGGTCAACCCACTTTCCGTACCGAGGTTCTTCGGCGCATGGAGAGATATGGTGATGCACAAAGTCACGCAGTTCACTTACAAACCGAAAGAGACTGCTAAAGATTCGGTACACCACGTACTGCAACCTGCAATCAGGTTTACCAAAGACGAGTGCCTTGACCTGCCAGACATAATATATACCAAACGCTTTGTAGAAATGACCCCACAGCAGAAGAAGTATTACGAAACACTACGCAAACAAATGCTAATGCAGGTAGCAGGTGAGTCTGTGACTTCGGCCAACGCCGCGATCAACATGAACAAGCTCTTACAGATCAGCGCGGGTGCAGTTTATACTGACGATGGAGATTCGATAGAGTTTGACATCAAGAGCCGATACCAAGCGTTGAGGGAAACCATCGACGAGAGCAGTCAGAAAGTGTTGGTGTTCGTGCCGTTCCGTCATACGATTGACATGCTCACGAACAAACTACGCAAAGACGGTATTACGACAGAAGTTATACGAGGAGACGTCCCTGCGGCTAAACGCACAGAGATATTTGCACGGTTCCAGAACGAAGCCGATCCCAGAGTGCTAGTAATACAGCCTCAGTCTGCCGCGCATGGTGTGACCCTGACCGCGGCGAACACAATCGTGTGGTGGGGACCGACTTCTTCGCTAGAAACTTACCTACAAGCTAACGCACGTATTCACCGTGCAGGTCAGACGCACAAGTGTACTGTAATTCAGTTGGCGGGGTCTGCCGCAGAAAAACGTATTTACCGCATGCTAGACGAGCGCATAAACATACACACGGCTATGATAGATTTGTACAAAGAAGTGCTTGACTAACTACCATACGATCGTATATGACGGTAAGACAAGTATAAAACGGAGAACAATATGGCTGTGTCGGTAGACAAGTTAGTTAAGGCGTACACTAAGATACGCGACAAACGTTCGGAGCTATCTTCCAAATACAAAGAGGAAGAGGGTAAGCTCCGTGAACAACAAGACAAGGTAAAACTTGCTTTGTTGGAATATTGCAAAGAACACGAAGTCGACAGTGTACGCACTGCTTCGGGTTTGTTCTATCGCACTGTGAAGCAACGATATTGGACGAGCGACTGGGAGTCCATGCACAAGTTTATCATGGATAATGAACTCCCTGAGTTTTTCGAGAAGCGTTTAAACCAAACCCATGTACGCCAGTTCATTGAGGAAAACCCTGACCTAGTTCCGGCAGGCCTTAATGTAGATTCTGAGTACGCAATCTCTGTGAGGAAAAAATGAGTGACATCGAATCACCATACGTAAATATAAACAAGGTAGTGGATTACTTTCAAGTGTCCCTATCTACAGTTCGCAAGTGGATATACACAGGTAAAATCCCTGCTAGTACCTACATACGAGTCAACGATGTTTATCGGTTTCGGCTCGACGAAGTAGAAGCGGCACTAGCTTCTGAAACCAATAAGGCTCATAAAGAAGCCTCAAAAACAAAAGGAGAGTAGTTGATGGTAGACCTATTAACTTTCGGGAGTGGTGGTAGTCCTAATCGGATTAGCCTCCGTGGTGGACGTTTCCACTACTCCATTGGCGGCGAGCACGTCAGCGCAAGTGATGGTCCTTTAAATTTAGTTATAGTGAACGCCGCAAAGCTGGCTCGTACTTACTATGAAGATGCGTACAATCCAGCAAGCCCCTCTGCCCCGACATGTTGGTCGCCAGATACGCAAAGACCATCTAAGGATGTTCCGATAGGCCGAAAGCAAGCTAACCGCTGTATGGACTGTCGACAAAACATCAAAGGTTCAAGCATCGGCGGAGGTCGAGCTTGTAGGTACTCGCAACGTCTAGCTGTCGTATTGGAAGGACAGATGAATACAGTTTATCAGATGCGTATCCCTGCTACGTCTATTTTTGGTAAAGACCAGAAAGGTGATAGGTCTATGCAGGGATACGCTAAGTACTTACACAGACACAAAACTTCATCAATATCGGTGGTTACACAGGTACATTTTGATGAAAAGTCTGTGACACCTAAACTGTTTTTTAAGGCTGTTCGTGCGCTTAACGAACAAGAACTCAAGAAGGCGCTTGAACAGAAAAGTAGCTGTGCGGCAAGCATAGCTACCTTACAGACCGTGTCGGTTCAATTAGAAACCGCAAGGGACAACTCTCCGTTTACAGAAGTAAACGGTTTTGAATATAACAAAGGAGAATACTAATGGCATCAGCCAAACAACTACAACTAATCAAGGGTGTCGAAGCCCACTACCCACGTCTTAATCAAACATACAGATTTGATAGGAGTGTTCCCCCTAAAGGGAAGACAGTGCCTTGTGGCCCTACCGAAGAAAATGCAAAGTATGAGACAAAGTTTCGTATGAACACTGCACAAGCTAAAGAATTGTATGATGCTATGGCATCTGCATACAAAGAAGCGGCGGAACCAAATTGGCCTGATATGCCGAAGCCTGCGGAAGTGTTTGAGAAAGACACAGACGGTAAGTATATCGGCGCGGCCCAACTAAAGGGTCAGTATTCCGGTGTTATTACCGAAAAACCTCTACAAGTGGACGCAAAGAATAGAAAATTACCTTCTGACTTTGAACTCACACACGGCAGTATTGTAAACATGGGGTTAACTCTTGTACCGTACAGCATGTCTACTCATGGCGTATCTTTACGGCTAAAGGCTGTGCAGGTTATAACATTAGCGGATAAGAAACAACATTCTCCGTTTGATACACAAGATGGTTTTTCTCTCGATGAAGATGATCCATCTGTCATATTCGGGGATGTGGCTGACTCTGCTCCTGCTGAAGTAGATGAAATGCCCGAACCAGTAAAGGTCGCCAAGAAGAAAGAGGTATCTGCTCCCTCTGCTAGCGAGGTTGATCTTGCGTCTATCGTAGACAACTGGGACGACTGAGGGGTCAGTAACCTAGTTTAACGATAGGCAGTTGCGGCGGGTTTGTTACCCTTTCGAGAGCCCGCCGCGACATATTTTTGGAGCAGTAACAATGAACAACTTAGATTTTTTAAAAGGATTACTCAGCGAGTCAGGGCACTATTGCGTGTTCGCCGTTAAAGGTAACGTACGCATACAAAAGTTTTACGATACTATTGAAGACACAGAAAGAGCTACACGTAAGTTTATAGCAGACGGGATGAACACATACTTCGCTTTGAGTACATTTAAAGAAACGACCAAAGATGCGGGACGCAAAGGCGCGAACGCACACGAGTTGAAGTCTTTCTTCCTCGACTTGGATTGTGGACCAACATACGAATACCCTACCAAAGAAGCCGCGGTATCTGCAGTACGTGATTTCTGTAAGAAGCTGTCGCTACCTAAACCCCTAATGATTAACAGTGGTCGAGGCGTACATGTATATTGGCCTCTTACCGAAGCAGTTTCGGCGGAGCAGTGGCTTGTAGAAGCCGGCAGACTAAAGCGATGTTGTTCTGAGAACGGCTTGCTTGCTGACCCTGCGGTTACTGCTGACGTTGTGCGTGTACTACGTATGCCGGGTTCAAAGAACTACAAAGAAGAGCCACCGCTACCAGTAGATTTCCTTGGTGTGTCTATGCCAGAACCTATTGCGCTAGAAGACTTTACATCCAAGCTAGGGGTTCTAGCGAAGCCAGTTATTAAGGCCGACTTGGGTACTGATGCTCTTTACGAAGCCTACGCCGAGAATACTGAAAATGTTTTCAAGACAATCATTAAGAAGACTGTCGAAGGTCGAGGATGCGAGCAGTTAAAGCACATTGCTATGAACCAAGCAGAAGTGAGCGAGCCTCTATGGAGAGCAGGTCTATCTATTGCAAAGTTCTGCAGTGACGGGGATATGGCCGCGGTAAAGATATCAGAGAAACATCCCGCATACAACGAAGCAGATATGCGCAAGAAGACGGACGAGATCAAAGGCCCATACACCTGTGCAAGTTTTAACGACCTTAACGAAGGCACATGCCAAAACTGTACTTTATGGGGCGAGATCAAATCCCCGATTGTACTGGGCAAGCGTATTCGGGAGTCCGAAGGCGAAGTGGTAGTATCAGCACCGATTCTAAAGGCCGGTATAAGGCAGTCGGAAGAGTTTGAGATACCAGAATACCCTAAGCCCTACTTCCGTGGAGCGGCGGGTGGCGTATTTTTACGAAGTAGCAACTCTGACGGGGACGTCGAAGAGGAGGTTATATACCACCACGACATTTATATTACTCGGCGTCTACATGACATCGAACTGGGCGAAACGTTAGTGTTCCGCTTACATTTACCAAAAGACGGTGTACGACAATTTAACGTGCCGCTTACCCATATAACTTCTCGTGAGGAGTTCCGTAAGTGCATGGCTAAAGAAGGCGTCACTTCATGGGGAAAGGCTCTAGATAAACTAATGGCATACACAACAAAATGGGTAGACGAACTGCAACGGACGACTGTGGCTGACGAGGCGCATCGCCAATTCGGTTGGGTCGGTGACGATATGGAATCCTTTGTACTGGGAGGCAAGCTAGTCACTGCAACAGACGTCGACTTAAACCCTCCATCGGCAAAGACAGCAGGTTTGATTGACTCGTTCGAGCCCAAAGGCACACGTAAAAGGTGTGTTGAGCTAATGAATTTCTATAACAAACCGGGATATGAACTGCACCAGTACGTGTTGGGTATAGGTTTCGGCTCACCACTCATGGCTGTTACAGGTCTAAACAGTATGGCTGTACATCTTTATGGTGGTTCTGGAGTAGGTAAGACCACTGCTCAAATGGCGGCACTGGGTATATGGGGCAGTCCTGACGACCTGATGAACAAACCCGAGGACACCCACAATTCGCGGATGAACCGTGGAGAGGTTATGCATAACATACCTCTAGTGTCTGATGAGATGACTAACGTCACAGGTGAGCAGATGTCTGAGTATGTTTATCAGGTGTCTGGAGGGCGTCAGAAAAACCGCCTGTCTTCTAACGGCAACATCGAACGCGTGCGGGGGAAACCTTGGCAACTACTGGCACTAAGCTCAGGTAACACAAGTGCATGGGAAGTATTGGGGCGGCACAAGGCTACACCAAAAGCAGAAATGTATAGGATGTTCGAAATTCATGTGCAGAAGAAGCACTTTATTAAGGGGCACAACACCGAGACTACCCACCTGTTTAGTGACTTCAAGAATAACTACGGGCATATAGGGGTGGAGTATATACAGTGGGTTATCAACAACAAAGAAGAAGTGCGTCGCACAGTAGATGCTGTGCGTGAACGTATAGACAAAGCCGCGGGTCTCGGCCCCGAACATAGGTATTGGTCTAACGGTAACTCTGTTATTATCGCAGGGCTTATTATCGCTAAGAAGTTAGGCTTTGTGGATTACGATGTAGGTGCCGTATACAAATGGGTTGTAGGGGAGCTTATTTCCCGCAACAGCTATGTCAATGATGTAGGGTCATCTGTCACCCAGACACTCAACAACTACTTGTCAGAAAACTACAACAACATGCTCAAGATTGAGAGCACCGAAGACCTTCGTGGGAAGCACGAAAATGGTTTAGACCAACTTGTACCTATCGGCGCATCGCCCCGCGGGCATTTGGTTGCACGGTACGAGCCAGATACCAAGTTATTATTCCTGCGCCTCAAGCCATTCCGAGAGTGGTGTGTCGATCAGCAGATTAATTATCAAGGCGTAGTGGATGAATTGAAGAGTAAGCTAGGTGCAAAGCGAACAAAGAAACGCCTTACTAAAGGCACTGACTTCAACCTGCCACCGGATTGGGTGTTAGAGATGGAGTTTGCAGCGATGGAGCAAGATAGTGACGGATCAGAAGGTACTTAAAGTTGATGACCTAAACCCTGACGGGCTACGGGTCACTGTTAACTGGGAGAATATGGGCGAGGGGTCGTCTATATTCATCCCTTGCGTCAACACCGAGAAGGGCAAAGAACAACTAAACAAGGTCGCAAAGCTCAAAGAATGGGAGTTTGATACTCAAACCTGCATCGAAAACGGCAAATTAGGTTTACGGGCGTGGCGTACTGTGTAACAATACCCGTACGACATTCTCCTATAAATGTTGTTCTCAACCTACTACTTGCCCTCACTTCGGTGGGGGCTTTTTTCGTTAAAAGCCTTGGAAACCTTTGTCGTAATCCTCAACAACCGACTGCATGAATGGAGTATATGTCATACCGCCTGTCATGTTCGAAGTCGTACGTTCGAAACTACGCTGAGATCGTTCTTTAGCCTTCGTCCCGATGCGGGATTTCTCTGCGCCTCTCGGAAGACCTTCGTTGTACTTGCTAATCAGGCGATCTGCCTCCTGCACCCCTTCACGATCCCCATTGCGTAGCGCCATGTTGCGGCGGCGTAGGAGTTTCGTACGTACACTACTTACAGCTTCTTCACGACGCCGAGCGTTCTTGTTGAACTCAAGCTGTTGGATGTAAGCCTGTGGTGCAAACCCAAGCGCCTGCATTGCAGCATTATACGCGTTTATGTCCTCAGTGATTGGGTCTCCACGACGCGTCGTTGCACCTTCATTGTAGAACCGTATGCCTTTAAGAAAGTTGCGGATAGCCGCAGGGACTACTGTTTCCACACCGCGCCTAACCGCCTGCATGTCCCCATCAACAAATCCTTGCCGCGCTTCACCACCGCCACGCAGGCCGCTAAGAGTAATACCTAGAACTGGGCCACCAATTTGCTCTGCGAACGTCCAGAGAGGGCTTTGATCTTTTTCGACAAGTGGTGGGCGGTATAATAAACTGTTAAGCGAGATACGGTTTGCTACGTCTATACCGAGTAGCTCGTTGGCTAAACCGCCATAGATACCTTCACCAGTGAATTTTCTTAATGCTGATTCGAAATCATCTTCATCATCATCTCTTAACATATTGTAAATAACGCCGAATGTACCCATCATTGGCATACCACCTGCACCTGCCATAACACCTGTAGAGATTAGGAAGTTACGTAGGCCCACTCGTGCGAGCTTGCGGTCTTTCCTGATCTGTTGTGCTTCGGCTTCGGTGACGCCCATATCTTGCATAATCTTAGCGACGTTTGTTGGTCCGATGGAGTCATGCCCCAACTTATACATCATGTAGTATTTGGCGATAGCGAAGCGTTTGAATAAGAACAATACGTTACCAACGCCGGTTTGCGCCCATACTGGGCGACCCGCTGCCGCTGTTGAACCAAGAGTAAACTCGGTTGTCTCAATAGCTTTTTGTGCGGCGTCTCTGTAGTCCTGATCGGTAAGCTGTTTACCTTCGGCTTGTAGCTTCCTAACCTCTAGTGCGTACGATGCAGTGAGCGTTGTTTCTCTGTTAACGCGTTCCGAGTGATGGAACATGCCGCTAGTCCATCTATTTATGCCCTCTAGGGGCGCGTCACGACCGATCTCAAGACTTTCTTGGACCATAGACTGGTTGGACTGACCTTGGTCAGCGGCCATTCCGAACAGTATGTCGGCCCGAATCTTCTGCATTGCTGGCGGTAGCTGCTCGAATGTATAGTTGAAGGAAGACTTGCCAATAATACCCATCTTAACTTCTTGTTCTATAGGCTTGTTATCAGGGCCAGACACCATGATACCCCGTGTTTTAGGGGCGTTCATAATTAGGCGAGTAGCCTCGCCGTACGCGGCAGCAGTCTTACCTACTCCGTACTCTGCGGAGATAAACGGCATAGCACTCATCGCAACGTCGAAGAAGGTGATCGCTGCTGACGAGAAGTTCATACCCATAGTCATGTTAAAGCCGACACCGTTAGCTACTTGTGACCATCGAGGTACGTTAGGTTTTTGAGCGAACGCAGCGATCTGATCTAGCTTACGTGCTATATCCGCAGTCTCAGGGTTAGTAAGGAAGTTATCTTCTTTGAGCTTATTGCGGAACTTCTCAATCTCTGCCGCTGCTTGAATCTGCACGATCTGACGGTTTAGGTCACGACCTTTTTCTTTCATCATAGTGACAGCGTCAAACTCAGTATCACCTATTTTAGTAGGCGTTTTGTCACCTATATAACCACGTACGTCTTTACGTCTGCGGAATCCCTGCATAAATGAACGCTCTGGCATTGCATCTAAAGCTAGGTCTACAACACTCTGTACCGCATCATTGTAGCTTTTAGGGTCTTTAAAATTGTTTCTGGACAGCTCCATAGTCTGTAATATCTCGTAAACGAACGAAGAACTTGGGACAGCTTTAAAATCCATATTCTGATCTGCACGAGTATACACAGGTTTAACACTAGCCTCGAGCTTGCCTGCTGCAACATCGACCGCTATATTTTGTTCTGCAAGTTTAAACGCCTTGTCTAACTGTCGCCGATTCTGATAATACTCGACCGCCATTTCGCGTTGCCCGTTTTCATCAATGAAATCGTACTGTAAGCGATGCTTACCTTTACGCATAAGAGGGAAGTACGGTTTAATAATACCGCTCTCTTTCATAAGAATATCTGATAGCTTCTCAAAGGCAGTGGCGCGTGTCTTAGGATCAGCAATAGACGCCTCTAGACGAGCGCGTAGGGCTGGAAGAATTTCGTCGTACGTATCTTGAAAGAAGTTACGCATCTGCCTATAGAACGCTTGGCCTTCTTTACCCATAGCTTTGTACTGCTTGCGCAGTGCATCGTAAGCCACCAAATCTTTTTGGTCAGGGTCTTTCATATTCTTAGCTTTAGTAGTCTTAGCTTCTTCGTGATTTTTGTTAAAGTTCTCTACCCAAGCAGTGCGGGCTTGCTCCGACTTAAATTCTTTTACAACAGATTTCTTAGCAATAATATCGCTATACGCTGCTCTGTAAGAACTGTAGTATGACCGCGGCTTCGATGGGTCTACACGCAGTGCAGTAGACTTAGGGATTAGGTTGTTCATAATCTTAGTAGCGGCTTTGTTTTTTCGAGTCCAACTTACATAGTTGTTGGTCATAGCGTCGAGCGCGTCATTTCGTGCTCGCATAGCCCCACTCATCTTACGGATAAGAATGTTTAACTCAGGTGCGTACGGTATTTTCTTTTTAGCAATATCCGCAAGAATACGAGAGTCTAGCGACCCAAGTATAATATTCTTTATGCCTCTGGAAGCTGGTTCAGTTCTGTTATACATCATGTCACTTGCCATATCCACATACTCGGCACGTTTGCTTGGTGATACAGCCTCAACTGAACTCTTAGCAACATCCATACTGCCCTCTGGAGTTGACGTAGCCAACAATATCGCTGGAGCGGCCCGTGTGTCTGGGGATGGGGTGAGCATGCCGTTAATGATACGATCTACTTCATCAAGTGCAGACTCTGGAGATTTTGGTTTTAAACCTACCAGCTTACGAACGATACGTCTAACCGCACCTGTGAACTTCTCCCAGCCTGACATCTTACCGCCGTCTACCCGGGTAAGCGACAAGGCGCTTTGGAACTCAGGGTTACTAAAGGCTTCAGCAACAAACTCATCAAGGTTAGCTGTACCGTACACTTCTCCAAACTGTTCCCGAACTGCGTTAAACAATGTATTCAACTGCTTAATTTCAGGTAGTTTCGGGTTTGCCAAGGATGCTGAAGTAGCCGCGTGAGTCATCTCATGCAGAATAGTATGTACGTTCATACCATTAGTAGCGTCTATAGATATTGTGTTAGTCTCAGGCTCAAACAACCCAGCAGCTTTGCGTCCCATCATTGTAGATAGATCGTCAACCACCTGCACCTGTGTAGTGCCAGCGACTTCGGCTAACTTACCCGCGATCTGACGGACACGAGGTACTGAGCTTGTAGTGGCTATAGCATTTAGAACAAATGGTAAGTCGTTCCGTTGTAAAGCGTTACGAATACTTGGGAGCAACGATTGATCTAGCCCATGCACGGGGTCAACAAGTAAGAAACCCAAACCTCTTGAGTACACGTACCCGTCATACAGACCCATAATTTCTTCGCCTGATATAACTGATTTAGCTTCAGGGTCGTAAACTATAGTTGTAGTTTGTGGTAGGACGGTTGATACTTTATTGTTCTGCCGTAGTTTAAGACCCGTACCGATAAGATACGATTCAAACGCAGTGCGACCTCTAATCGGTGTAGTTACGCGGAACAGTTCTGTACCCGACTTTAACTTCGTTGTTTTAACGTCTTTAGCCATAGAACTGTCCGGTGCAAGACGTTCGTTTAGTAGTTCGTTTGCGGCTTTTAAACGTTCTGCTTCTGCGTATTCTTTTGCAGCTTTGGCTTGTTGTTTTTTCTGGTAGTTATTATCCTTACGGATTATTTCGTTTATGTTTCTAGTCCTAGCACTCATTATAGCATCAACTGCCATAGCTGGTGCAGTATCACGGCTAGCTATACGACGAGCGTTTATCATCTCTAGTATAGCGCCCCTAGACATGTTTTTTCGAACCCAACGACGTGCTTTCATAGCTTCAGGCTGTGTAATACCGTTGTAAAAAGCAAACTGAGCAGGGGTAAAGTCCTTTTCAATGTTCTGCGTAAACCCGACTGAGCTAACAGCCACGGCACCGATTTCGGCGAGCGCGTCAACAGGTCTGCGGAATCGTTTAAAGAAATTCTTGGCCGCTAGAGCTGATACATCGTTTTTAAGATCAGCATCCGATATGTTAAGTAACTCGACAATACCTTCTTTGTCTACCGCAGTAGTAACTTCAGGTGCGGACTCCAAATCAATTTGTGTATCATGGTACTCTTGAGCTTGAGCTGAACGGCGTCCATCTTCGAATAAAGCGTTAAGTTTTACTTCAGCTTCTTGATTACGGGTATCTTCAGCGGCTTGTAGTTGTGCTTGTGTCTTTGGATTGCCTTGAAATCTGCGGGGCGGTTTAAGAATTGGATCACCAAGAGGTTCGAGAGTTTGCTTGTTAGTAGGCACTGTGGCAAATGGCGGTATTCGTTTTTGGGTCAGTGTGCCATCTTGTACCAGCGGTACAGGCGGCTCCGTTACTGTAGCGTCAACTTGTTTAGTAAGGTCTTCAACAGCTTGTTCTTCGTCAGCTTGCCCCAGCGGTACAGGCGGCTCCGTTACTGTAGCGTCAACTTGTTTAGTAAGGTCTTCAACAGCTTGTTCTGCTTCAACATCTTGTTCTTCGTTAACATCTTGTTCTTCGTTAACAACAGGAGCTTGCGCCTGTGCAAGTTTTGCTTCCGCTAGAATATCGTTAACCCCTTCTGGGCCCATGTCTAGAAGTCTAGAAACACTTGCGTTTGCTGTTATAGGGCTTAAAGAATCCCCCTCTGTTATAAGCCCTGCGTCAACAAGGGCTTTTATTCCTGACGGTGTCACTAACCCCGCCCCGCCAGCGTCACGTAATTTCTGCGCTTTAATTAAAACTTCTTGGACACGAGCAATATCTATTGTAGGCACAACAGGAGCTTGTTCTGCTCCAACAGCTTGTTCTTCGTTACCAACAGGAGCTTGTTCTGGAGTTTCATCTATTGTAGGCACAACAGTAGCTTGCACCTGTGCAGCGGCTTGTTCTGCAGCTATATCTTCTAACAACTTCGTTACTTTATCCTTTGTTTCTTTGGGAGCACTGGATTCATCTTTGAACCTCTCTAGTTGTTTTATTACTTTAGGGTCAGTAATGGGTAGGCCAACTATATCCCTCGGTTTAGCCGTACGTAAAGGCGACTTGTCACTAATACCTAAATCGTCAAGTAGCTTGGTAGTTATAACAGTAGGTGTAGTGACGGGTGTCACTCCTAAAAGTTTGTCTGCTTCTGCTTCTATTGCGGCTTGAGCTTCTTGTTCTGGAGTTTCATCTATTGTAGGCACAACAGGGTTTTTAGGTATTCTATCCCCACGTTCGCCTAGTCCTGTAGCACGTATGCCACCACCGAGTAGAGCTCCTGCAATAGCGGCTTCACGGTACTCTGCAATAGCCTCGTCGCTGTCTATAGATAAGCCAGCTTGTGATCGCTCCAGCATTTGCTGGCCAACTTCAGTCAAACCCTCGGTGGTACCACCAGCACCTGCACGAGAAGTTGTACGAGTAAGTAACCCTTTCCAACCTGTTTTACTAGAACCTAGTGGTTTTAATAGTCTAAACCCACCGAATAACACCCTATCCGCAACACCTTCAAGTGCAGCTTGGCCGAAAGTAGCAGTCAACGCATCGCCTACATCGACTCTGTCTTTTGCACCGCTAGCGACTTCGTCTTCTTGACGTTGAATGTTGTTACCAAACAGAATCGGCGCGGTTACAGCGGCGGCGGCACTTGCACCTATGATGAATGGCGCGGCGACACCTGTAGCGCCCGCTATAACAGGGGCAGCGAGGGCAGCCCCAAGACCAAGACCTAACTGTGGGATTTGCTCACCTACAACTTCACCTGCATATGTTAACGCCGACCCAATACTATTAACGTCGGTAGACTGCATACGCTCAGGTTGTACAAGAGATAGTAGCCCTCGTTCTTGACGGCCACGTTCTTCTACACCTGTACCGTACTCTTCGAGAAATCCAAGCCCAGTCTGCTCTCCGATAGTTCCGATTGTCTCGCCAAAGGCTTCTTTAACTTGTTTTCTACCCCTTGCAAGGCTACGACCTACTGCAGTGCCATCGTCAAAAGGTTCAGGAGCTTCGCCAAATACACTTGTGTATTCTTTGTCTATCCGTGTTCTGTCTTGACCAAGAATCTGAGTTATTTGCGCAAACTCAGTGTTTGAGGGTGCGTTACCCGCTATAGTAAACTCGTATAACTGCCCTGTCTGCGGGTCTTCAAAGTTAAAAATGCCCATTTACCCTACCTTAGTTAAATCATTGCGAATGACCCCATCAGAACTGCTACCGGAACCAAACATACCCATACTAAGTTCATATCTATCTACTAACTGTCTTAGTGCGTTTTGGGCCTTAGTTAGTTTGCGTGAAGCGGTAGTTTTTTCGATCGTAGTTTTTGCATTAGCAAGAGCGTCTTGTGCGCTGTCAATTTGTTTTTGGTAAAAGCTCAACGCGGCAGCAGCAGGTGCTTTTATACCCGACGTCTTCTTGTTAGCAGCTGCTATACGGGCATCGGTAAGTTTTTCGTCTGACGCTATCTTACGTTCGGCTAAATCAGTTTTCTTAGAGTTTGCGTAGGCCGCAAGGCCAGCCGATCCTGCTTTAGCAAAATCACCGGTACCCATCAGCGTGAGGCCAGCTTGCGCTAAAGCCAACCACTTATCTTGGTTCATATTTTGTGCAGTAGACTTAAAGGTTTGTTTAGCATCACCACCGCCTTCACCACCGCCTTCGCCACCTGCCGGTAAAATCTTTTTCTTAGATGCAACACTTGCAAGCCCAGATTTGTTAATCATACTAGCTTCACGCAGTCTTGCAGGCTCGGCTTCGGCTTTGGCTTTGGCTTCGGCTTCGGCTTTGGCTTTGGCTTGATTTGTCTCGTAGAGGAACTTATTAAACGCCACAGCTGGGTCTTCTGCACCAAACGTTGTCTTAACAGCGTTGTCTAACCGTTGTACAAAGCCGGGCCCAGTAAGGGACTGTCCCATAACTACATCTTCGTCCATAGCGTCGCCCGCTATACGTTTAGCATTTTTAGCTCTAGCAAAAGCTTCTTGTTCTTTAATGTCGTTCGCTATACCACGTTCTATCGAAAGCCGATTAGAATACTCCGCGAACATTTCAGCTTCGTTTGTAGTGTCATCGTCATTTTCATACTTTTCACGTAAGGATAACGGACTGTTAGCTTGTATAAAATTACCCTTGTCATCAAGGATATCAGTATAGATTTGTCCCGGTGGAGTGTACGTATCACTTTGTTGGAACTCTCGACTACGGTCAAGCATGTTTGTAATAGCAGGTATACCACCTTCATTGTAGTAACCTCCTGCTAAGTACGCCTGCCTAGCTTGTTCAGCTGCTTGTTCAGATAGAGATGTGTAAGAGTTAGGCATACTTTGCTCCTGTGCCCTGCGCAGCTCTTCCGCACGTATAGCCTCTTTACTTTTAGTTTTGCGTTGGAAGCCCGCTGATCCTTGAGCGTTGGGGTCAGCAGTACCATCAGCAAGAGCATCAGCAGATACATTAGGTGCAGTCTCCACAACAGAACCCTCTGCAAAGATAGGATCATTTGCATCGTATCCTCTTAGGTTACGCTGCGTCTCGGCGCGTTGTGCAAAATCATAGTCTTCGCCGAAATTCATTGCATCCATGTCCGCTTGTTTACCAAGCTCCCGATTGGTTGGGTCAGTAAACCATTTCTTTAATATATCATTACTGCGTTCTAATTCTAACTCCTCCAATCCGGTCTTCTCCGGAGTCGTGATTTTTGTTTGAAAAGCCGCATCACCATTCGGATTTAATCTTGTTTCGTATTGCGACCCCAAAGCCAGCGCCATCTGAGCAAGCATTTCTGGGTCATTTTTGTACTGTTCGTATATGTGTGGGTAATTTACACTTAAATTGTACACATCCTCCGACATCTTACCACCGGGAGCTAGGCGCATGATGCCACCACCAGCCATACGTTGAGGTTGGTTAGGTTGTGCAGGAAGTCCCGCTGCTTGTACGTTTGGCACACCAGTATTCTGTGTCATATCAGTTTTAGGTGCCAAAGATTGTGCAACTTGAGCGATGCCTTGCTGTGGTACGCCCGCTGCGGATACAGCTTCTTGTGCAACAGTAGGCTGCATAAGCCCCTCTTGTTTCTGTGCATCAGCTCTAATACGCTTCCGACGTTCGATCTCACCCAGTACCATGAACTGAGGCGCAGAACCCGAAGGCCGCTGCATTTCTTGTATTAACTGGCCTTCAGAGAAATTCTTTAGTTTGTCTTGGGTGTCGATCATATTAAGCATTAGCCGAAAGCCTTATATAGTGATAATCCAGAAAGACCGGCACCAACCGCTTGTTGGAACGCGCCGGGCTGCTGCGTCTGAGCAGTTTGAGTACCTGTTTGAGTACCTGTCGCAGCAATAGGCATACCCGATAGAATACCGGTCATGTTGCCGATCTGCTCGCGAGTGTAACCTTGTTGCTCAAGGTAGTTTGAATAGTCTAAATCGAGCCCTGCTTGACCTTCAGCTTGTCGAGCTTGACCAACACCTTCAAGTAGCTGTGTGTCTTGTATATCTGTCTGACGTTCTAACTGACCCAGACGAGAAAGCTCTGCACCCATCCCTGTACCGGCTCTAAGTGCTGCAAGTCCTTGACCCGCACCGAATTGATCTGAGGCTTCGGCACCAGTCTGTACCCGTCCAAGTTCAGCGGCACGGCGTTGCTCTGCAGTCATTTGAGCAGCTCTATCGGCACCGAATTGTTTCGACGCCGCTGCAAATGCGCCCTGTGATCCTTTAGCTTGAATGCCTGCTAGTTGGCCCAAGAGCTGTTCTTCTGCGAGCCCTTGCTGCACCGCTTGTCGTGACCCACCGAATGCACCAGCATTAACTGCTTTAGTATCGCGAGCGCCTTGAAGCCGGTTAAAGTCTGTAACTGCTGATTCTTTTTGTTGGTCAGTTACTAACTGCTGATACGGGGACATGTACTGAGATACTGCATCGCCAGTAAACATAGTTGGATCAGAGTAACCAAACTGTGAATAATTGTCAGCATTATAGTTACCAAGCTCGTTGGCTCGGTCCATACCTGCAGTGGCATTGTTTTGCGCAGTTTCCAGTCCGGGAATGCCAGAACCTACAATACCTTCAACCATTTCACGTGACTGAGTCACATTTGGATCAGTACCCGCTAGGCGTTCGCCTCTATAGGGGTCGTAAGGTTTACCAAACTCAGCTTCGGCCCGTGCAATATTCCGCTCAAAATAAGGCTTTGCCCATGCTGGCAAGTCGTTCTGTCGCGAACTTGTACTTGTATTTTCTACTGTTTTGCTGCCACCACACATAGGTTAGCTCCTTATGCTGTCTTTGCCATGTACTCGCGCACTACACGTGGCGCATCGTTTTCGGCTTCGTTTATAGTGTCGAGGAACCCGCCACCGTATTTTTTCTCAAGTGCGTCTGCAGTCTTCTTGCGAAGCACAAACTCTCCGTCTGCAAGTAACACATCCTGCTGGCCTTCAAGAGATGCAGGTACTTTATCATCAACACCCGAACCATCGCCCGGACCGTTGACTTCACCAGCTTCGCCGTTGGCGAAACGTTCTACTGTGTCGTCTAGCTCACCAGACTTCACTTTCTCGACTAGGTCTCTAAGAGCTTCTTCGCCGTAGTTAGCTAGGAACTGACCCAACACGATGGATGCTTGTTCTTCAGACATATCACCTTTTACAGCACTAACTGCATCTGCGATCATATCTTTTTCGTTGCCACCTTCTGATGGAGCTACTTCAAGCTCACCGCCTTCAGCAAAGTTCGCAGCCCCCTGCATCTTTGCAAGGCCGGGATAGAGCTGGTCACCACCAAAGGGTATAATGTTGAATGGGAAAGGGCTTCCATCAATCGACGTTAAATCTACTGGCATCTGCGTCGGCGGCCGCCGACTGTCGCTCGCGAACGGGAGGTCTGAGATTCCGCCACCATTAAATGTATACCGTTCTTTCATGTTGACTTCTTCTAGGAAATTATCCTTCTTTTGCTCAAAGCCAGAATCGCCGTATTCACCCTCTAGGTAGTTACCGTACTGCTGTAAAGGCTCGCTATAGCTAGGGGCGTCCGGCCCAAAGTTACCTATAGATAAAGGCCTGCCTATACCACCACCACGCTTGGTCATATACCCACCCATAGCCATCGGAGCGGGGCGCATCTTGTAAGCAAGTAACTGTTCATAGCTTGGGTTAATTAGGAATCTAGATGACATAGGGTCACTAGGGTCGTAGTCAGGGTTTGGAACCGACTCAAACGCACCTAACGCAGCTTGCTTAGACATATCAGACGCTCCTGCAATTCCCGGACCACCTGAGTCCTTACCTTCTGGCACCCTAACTGTCGGCGCAGGGGCCCCGTTAAAGTTAAAGTCAGAATTGCCGCCCCCTACCCTACTTTCATTTTCTTCTGCTGTAGATATTTTCCTATCTGGGTCAATACCTAACCTATCTTCATATGCCTGAGCAGCTCTTTCTTCTGGACTGCCAGAGTTTGGACCAGAAAACAGATTTTTAAGACTTGTGCCAAACGAATTTTTCTCTCCACCGGTGTCGGTGCTTAGACCACTAGAAGCCGCCTCCTGTGCACTGTTCCCTACTACTCCACCGATAAGCCCGGGAAGCCCACCAGTCAACGCGCCAAAAATACCTGACTGAACTAGACGGTCATTGTATTGTTTAGTCTCGTTAGAGGGTATATTAAACGTACCTCCTTGGCCGTCAGACACTTGTACGTTCGTAACACCGGAGTTTGACCCCGGAGCGACAGCTTGGCCGTAGGTATCTCGCTTGTTTTGCATTGTCAGGACGCCATCTCTATACTCAAACCCGTCGCCGCCAGTAAGAAGATTAGCTAAACCTTCTGTAAAACTGTTGCCAGAGCCTTTTTTCTTGTTATTATCTTCGCTATCCGCGCTTCCTAAATCACCACCACCACACATATAAAGACTCCTATTCTAAACTTGTTGCGCTATTCTACTACACGTTGCTTATAATTTCCACCCACAACATCATATCCTAGTTTTTGTAACATTGCGCCGGTTTTGTCAGCGCTTAGACCACTAGAAATCCCCATGTATATCTCTGCAGCGTTACGTTCTTTTGCCCATTTTTCGAAGGCTCGTAGCAACTGCAGTCCAACACGAGAACCCCTGCTTTGTGCAGATACATACCACACTGTGTCGGACGCTATCAAGTCAGTACCGAAATAATGCTCCCCTATAGACCCGAGAAGGATACTATTAAGCTCACCATCAAAAGTGCCCACGTAGGCAAAGCGCGTATCTGGGTTGGTCATAAAGTCATATATTAACCGCCCACACTTGTTTGGGTCATAATTAAAATGCTGATAGACACTCTCTTGGTGCATCTGGAAACCAAGGTCGATAGCTCCCGGCAAGTCTTTTGGTTCTATAGGGCGTATAGGCATCTTAGTCTAGCATCTCCAAAGCTTGTTCTAACGTTTCTTTGTTACGCCTAGTCCAGCCTCGTCCAAAGGTTTCAAAGGTCTTTAAACTCTTGTAGAAGTCCTGACGTACATCGTGAACATACTCAATAATAAATTTAGGGTCTTTTTCCATGACCAGTGCAAGTGTAGCGGGGCCAATGGCTCCGTCTTGCGTAGCGCCCACTGCTCGTTGCACAGCCTTTGCAGGTCTACCTGAACCGGAATTTACGGCCCAATCAAAGCAGGCCCAGTCTAATCCAGAACTAAGTAAATCTCCTTTAACCCGGTCCCAGTAGTTTTTCTTGTATATCGGCCCTACATCATCCGGTGTTAGGTCACGCATTTCTTGTTCAGTAGATTCCCGCTCAATCCACTCGTCGTACACCTTTTTAGTGACTCCCAAATTTGTGATACCTCCGGGATCATCTGGATGATTTACAAATCCCCCTTCGTGTTTCAACAACATTTTTAAACACTTATCAAAGTTTTCTGCGCTCATTTTTTGCTCCCAAAGAATTTACTTACGCCACGCATACCAATGCTCGCACTAACTATACCGCCAAGACTATACTGGTACCAATCAGGCATAACTTCTAGTGCCACAAAACCACGTTGCACGATGTCATTACCCCAATCCCCACAGAACGCCAAAATAAGGGGAATACTGAACAAAAGTGTAATCCATTCATCCTTCCAACTATTCTGTGTAGCTTTCATAGCTTCGATATCCCAGTCTATTTCACCTGTAGCTATCTTCATCTTAGTTTCGGCTTCTGCTTTCTTTACAACAGTCTTTCCGTCGATAAATGCTGTAGCTAATCCTGCTACACTATTAATAATACCTAGCATTATGAATCACCCTTTTTCTTAATATTAGTAAAGCCAAAGAACGCACCTACTATTGCACTAACAGATATGAAATACACACCGGCAATAGATTTTAATCCCTCAGTAGCTTCAGTTAATCCAGCTATGGCTGTAATGATAATTGCAAAGGGGTATATAAGCATACCAACCAGAGCAAACCACACCATCTTTCGTTGCTGATCGCGCTTCGAGTCTTCATCTTCAATTTGTCTGCGTTTGTCATCAAGTAACAATGCGTCCCACTCACTCTTCTCGATTGAGCCGCTTTTGTCTTTATCTATATCTTCAAACTTTGTCATGTTATTCCCCTAATCTGCCAAAGGGTTATCTAAAGCCCTCTGCAATTTACTCATTAATCTGTCTTCTAACTCTTTCATATCGGAGTTTTGTGAAGTTCTAACACGTTCTCTCTGATTTTCAAAGCGAACTTCTGCTGCATCTATCATAGCTCGTATCTTGTCTTCGCTTTCACGAACCATATCTTCAATACGATCTGTCTGTTGTTCAATTCGAAGTATGTCGTCTTTTAAACCATTTTTAATGTCTCGTGTGTATTCAACACTTTCTTCTACTTTGTCAGATATGCCACTTATCTTAGCGTCAGAAACATCCATTTGCTGTTGATACTCACCAAGGTCTAACCCTGCAACCGCCTCAATCTTTTGGTATAGGACGAAGCCACCATACAGCCCACCAACCACGCTTGATATAAATGCAAGTATAGCCATGATTGATCCAAACGACATCTTAACACCGGCAGCTTTAAACTCACGATCTTCAAGTTCACCAACTGTTGTTAAATCCACCATTAGTTTTCAAAGTCCATTTCACCGTCCGCTTGTTGTAGGTTTTTTAGCGCTTCAAGTTCGTCTCGTAGCTTCTGTACTTCTAACCTACGCTTAGTTAATTCTATTTGGTAAAGATCATCACAGTTTATACGTGAACGTGGTTTGTCCAACGGAATAACTATACGAGCATACACACCTATGTCTTTACCACGACTGCTTGTATCCAACCCAGAAAGTACCCCTGTCACACCATACTCAAGGTTTACGCCTCCGCCCACTGCGTTACTGCACCGTAGATTGCCCGACGAGAACGAGTCAGATTGATAGTTCATCGGTGGGTTTGGCAGGGATAAGGATAGCGAACTACTATCCGCAGTAGCAGAACTAGCCACAACACAAAGAGCGAGAGCTAGTCTCATGCAGGCTTTCCATCTAACCGTGAACATATCCTAGAAGAAATAAGTGTGCTTGATACTAACGACTTCTTAACTTTCGAAGTAGTGCAGAGATACACCGCTTCGGGTAAATCGTATTTACGGATGTATACATCAAACGCTTTATGTTCTTTGTAACCTACCTTTATAATCCTGTACGTTGTAGAGAAGGGAATGTTTGTCCAGTTTAAATCAAACAACTCAATTTGATAATACTTGATTTCTTCCCTAGAGTTAAATAGAGACATCTCCACTTTAACCACATCCTTGACGTGTGAAAGCTTTATCACAGGGTACGCAGGTGTCATCTCATGCCCCGATAGAGCTGTTGCCCAAAGCAGAAACGCTATGATGATGCTACTTCGCAATGCAACTAGCCAACACAACAGCCGTGTATGTGCCTCCCGGCAATGGTTTTGCCGAACCGTATATGGCACTTGAAGCAGTGCTGAACCACGTTGACCCGGCAAGTGTCAGGTTGAATATAGTGCTATTACCTACCACTGTCTTAGCGGCATTGTAGGCTGACATACCCGCAACAGATGTCTGTGTAACTGCTGTACTACCAGTCCAAGCAACTGTATCAGAAAGTGTAGGAGAAGAACTGAAGGCTGTGGGGTGTGTTATATTAGCTGTGTAAGCATCAGCAATAGAAACATCGTACCGAACGATAGGCAGTACACCACCATCCGCAGGTGTTGTACTTAACTTACTTGCTATTGGGTTGCCGTAAACACCGGATTTATTTGTTTGGATAACACATTTAGCTTCTACACTGCCTGTGATTTCTACATTTGCTAGCGCAGGAAAAGCACAAAGCGAAAGTACCACAATAAAATATTTCATATTAAACCTCATTTGTTGTATTGCATATTAACCATTTTCTCATGCAAAATTTGTTGCGCCAAATTATTACGCAAGGCTTTCTTATTATCAGGCAATTTAGAATCAACCAATCCAGCAACATCTTCATATGCGCCGCCGTTAATAGACGCATTATAATACATATTAATGTTTGTTTGTCGATTGATAGCCATAATAATATCAGATTGTCCCTGCGCTTTAAATAAAGTCAAAGCGTTGGCAGACGCAATTAACCCCATCTCTAACCTAGTTTCTTTTTCTTCCACTTCTTCTTCAAGTATAAGATCACCATTTTCATCATACTTAAATTCTGTGTCTTCGTCTATAGCACCCAAAACTGCTTCGTCTTCTAGCGCATCATAGATTTCTACTACGGGGATAACAGGAATAGGTTTGACATACCCCGGACATGCAGGGTTAGACTGTTCATCGTAACACTCGTCTACTCGGTAACTATATATAACAAAAGCGTCTGACACACTGCCTTTACCTTCAACAGCAATTGAACCGTTGCCCCACTTAGAAGCGGCTACGTTAGCTAGAGGGAAAGACTTAACGATTGTGTTTCCGGGAACCCCTGACCAATCATCCGTTTCACTGAACGTGTATCCGTCACCTTTTGCATTTAGATTACGGATGTGAACTTTCATGTCATCTTCTGGGTTTTTAACCGCGGTGTATCTGTATAGAAGGCCGTTTATATCTAAGCCCGGAATAGACGGCAGAACAGACCCCATACTCCAGCTCAGTGCTGTGGACGCCGCGTTCCCTGATACCCCATAACTGTAGGGATCACATTGCGAGTAAGAAGGCCAAAGTGCCAAGAATAACACTAAGCCCCGTTTTAGTTTCAATGTTTTCATTGAACAGCTTCCTCATCGGGTTGTTTTGTTCGTATTCAATTTCGTCGATTTCGGCTTGCATTTCCCAAGCTATCCTAGCCTTATCTCCCACCAATCCATCCTTGGGGCAGGGAGTTCCAGCATTCATCATCGCGTCAAACACACGTTCGTCCTGACACATTACGGACACGGCTGCCACTTTCATGCCCATGTCGTACATAGTCTTAGCGTTCTTTAGTTTTTCACAATTCATATCACGTACAGTACGACCTGCCGATATGCCTAGTATCTGTGTCTGAACTGCACCAGCCACACCGACAGTACACAGGTCAGAATTACTTGCGCTAATCTGAGGTGATATGGCTGATGGTGGTGGACTATTAATAGTTGTATCCATTTTACCATCAGATATTACTGTAGTCTCAGTCTTGATTGTCTCATCGGCAAACGCAAAACTACCACTCAATAGGAGTAATGCTATTACAAATAAACGTGTCATTTCTATCAAAACACACTACCCCCAGCAGGTTCTGGTGCAGTGATCGGCACAGATACATCTTTACGTTCAGGTATTGCTTTATCAGTCATACTACTATCCTTAGTTCACCAGCTGCGGTCTTATATACATCGTTTACGGCCAAACCACCAGACGCGGCGGCTGTGTTATTAGCATAGACGGAAAGCCCTGTTAAGTTGAGTGTACTAACTCTGCTCGGACCGGGATTCTGCTGCTGTTGAGCGTACAAGGCAAACGCCCGTGTAACCTGTGCTATATACTCTTGGCTATACTCAGTAGGCGCAGCGGCGAAAAATGGAATAGAAGTAGTTTGGGACATTACCGCCTCCCGTCCGTACGCATATCAGCGCGAGGAGTGCCAAGTCGCCATTCCGTCCCTAACCTAGCAGACGAAACTTTCAGTGCTATAGACCTCCCTCGCAACCTAAAAAATAGTTGCTCAGTAAACTTTTCTACGGGGGCTGTGGAAGATCGCACTGTCACACCTGAATTAGTTTGGTCAAATGCAGTGCCGGGGTACTCCCTTGCACTTATTGTAAAAGTAGCTTGCGGTGTGGATGTAGAGTTTCGGAATGTAAGGTCGGGGATAACTCTAGACACAAACATAAACTGATCTCCGTCACCAATGTCGATGGCGCTAGATTCAATGAAGCTACTTATAGGGCTAGGTGGGTTGGTGCTACCATCGTCGATACCGTTTTCATGGAAGTATAGATACCCGTCAGTAGAAGCCGCTATAGGTAAGTTTGAAAGTGCGTTGTCATGCCATGCAGTGCGGTTAAGAGTTCCGTAATACCAACTTCCTTCGGCGTAGTTATAAACCACATAGCTGTCGTTTGTTTGGCTACCAGCCGACGGGTAGAACCACCATACTTCGTTGAACTTACTGTTTAAACCTGCAGTTACTTTAGATCGTTGTGCGTTGTTTGTGTTGTTGAAGATATATTCTTCTACGGGGCATGGGATAATCTGCACGTTACCGTCATACTTGTAGAATACTTCATCTCCCATCCAATATACAGCGTCCCCAAAAGCAACGGCGGCGTTTTGAGATGCGATAGAAGTGTTTGTAGACACTTCAGTTAAACCGAAAGTAAACGGAGCCCCAATAAACTGCATTGATGACACGGACCGATCCGTAAAGACTATTACTTGCTGCTTGGTTTGCACCGCAGCGATAATTTCAGAGCCAGTACCAATACGTAGTTCGCCAGCCGTGTTGGTCGCTGTCGCCGCCCAATCAGTAATACTTTCTTGGCTCGAGAAACGTATAGTTAGCGGGTCGAGGTTGCCGGCGTCGCCTTGTGGATCACAGCCAAATGCAATAATGTGACGATCCCGCTCAGAAACAAGAACGATATTAGCAGCTTGCGGTTGATTGCTGCCACTTAAAGTAGTGATGTCGACGGCACGGGCATTGGTCCCCGCAGAGGTATTCCAGTAGTAGATACCGCCCCCCCGTGCATTTGCCAGTAAGTCCTCACCAAAGTTGTCCATAGACCATAAACGAAGCTGTCCGCTGGGTATTGACACGTTAGCTGCGGAACCCCAAGTTCCACGACTCCAAGCACCTGCGCTCCACCCACTACCACTAGAAGAAGAGTCCAAACCAGTGTTAATCTGGTACTTGCCCACTACGGAACTACCACCGTTACCGCCGTTGCCCGTACCTGCCTGTACGGCACTTTCAACTGTGTACGAGTTAGCATTTATAACAGAAGTTACCTGATACTCTTTATTTAGCACAGCGGCAGTAATATTACCCCCAAGACCAGCAGCCCCTGAAAACGTAACGAAGTCATTAAGAACTACACCGTTGTTTGTATCCGCCACAGTAATCGTCCTAGAAGTATTTGTAGCCGCAAAGGTAATAGCCCCCGCAGACGTAGTAGCACGGAGCGGCGTAATATCCACCGGGGCGTTACCATCTAGGATGTATAGCTTTAAATTAGTACCAGCACTGATAAAGTTTGTGCCGTTAAGAGCAGTCCAACTATGTATGTCTCTACAGGTACCGAGAAAAACATTATCCGTATAACGAGTCCAACCGCCAATAGTTTCGGGATACCCGATACGGAAACGTATTTTATCGCCATCACGCCAACCACCTTCGTTAGTGTAATCGGTCGCGTCCCTTACAATTCCGGGGCGAAACTGGAGTTTTTGTAGCGCCATACTCAATCCTTACCTAATAAATGTTATGCTCGTATAGTATACGCTACCGACTTTTTGCCCTCCAGCATGGTGAACAACCACCCTACAGCCGGTATTAGCTATATTATAGAACTTTACTTGACCATCGTTACTGCTACCGCTGTTATCGTTAGTAGACGCGTAGTTCCCTAGAACTACGTAATTAGCGTCCGCTAGGTTATTTGTAAACGCGACTTGATATTCCCCGGTGCCTACGTAGTTTATACTAGCTATATTGTCACTAGCTTGTATTGTGGCGTTTGCACTGTTGTTTGTATACGAGAACCTTGCCCATGCCTTGATAGGACTAGCTTCTGTTAAGGCCACAATAGCCGCTTTAACCTTAGCCGGAGACACAATGCTATCCGTTGTACCAGTGCCAGCCTGCCAAACCGAGGTGGCCTGTGTAGTGTTAGACGCCTTGGCGTTTACCTGCGTTTGGACGCTAGAAGTTACGCCATCTATGTAATTTATCTCAGCAGTAGTAGCTGTCACACCATCCATGATGTTTAGCTCTGCCGTAGTAGCTGTCACGCCGTCCATGATGTTTAGCTCTGCCGTAGTAGCTGTCACGCCGTCAAGGACATCAAACTCAGAAGTCGTAACGCCCGTTCCCCGCAAGTCTTTCGCATAGTTTAGGTCGGCAACGACACCTGTAAACCCGTCTAACTTATTGATCTCGGCCGTGGACGATGTCACGCCGTCCATTATGTTTAACTCTGCAGTGGTGGCTGTCACGCCGTCCACTATGTTTAACTCTGCAGTGGTGGCTGTCACGCCGTCCATTATGTTTAACTCTGCAACCGTTGCAGTGACTGTCGTGCCCCCTACTACTAGCGATCCGAGGTCCAAGGAGCCTGTAATATCTACAACAGCCGCGGCAGAGCCTGCGCCATCGCAATATATAATCTTAGTTGTGCCAGTTTTGACGCTTACATTAGCACCAGAGCCTTGGGTAAACGTGGCTGCCTGCCCACTACCGTTCTTGACGATGTATATATGTTGTCCATTATTTGGAGCCACAGTTACCGTATTAGTCCCTGAAGGAGAGCCTCCAAGAACCAAAACTTTATAGTGTCCGTCAGAAGGTGTGCCATCAGAAGTGGTAAGCGTATGTGTCGTTCCAGACAGCGTAATTGCACCTACACCGTTAGTGAGCCGATCTATTATGTTCATGTTATCGTTGATGGTGTTGCCCCATGTAGAAGACTGTTCACCATTGGCTGGAAGCTCGATGCCACCATTATCTGTATATGTACTAGGCATTGTCTATCCTTATGCTGCTATTCTTGTCCATGTTGTACCGGGGTCGGGTTTAATCCTACTCCATACAAGTACTTGTCCAACAAACCCAATGGCTGAAACTCCAGTCGGAATTACCAACCCATTGCCTGTCATTGTGATAGAGCCTACACCACCTACGGCTGAAACTCCAGTTACAACTACAACCGTGTTCTGAGCAAACGTGGCTTGTCCTACGGCTGTAGTTCCAGCTACGCCTGTGACAGATATCGCAGCGGTTCCGGAAATAGACACACTTGATGTGTTTGCAGTACCCGCAACTCCTGTAGGACTAATAATCGAGACGATTGCAACCGTAGTACTACCAGCCGAACCAGTGGCGGCAACTCCTGTAGCTGCAATGTTTAAGTCTGTAGAGCTTATTACCGAGCCAACACTACCAACCGCACCCGTTTGCATGCTAACCGTAGCGCCTGCGCCTGCAGCTGCTATGACACCGCTACTTGATGCGGAGCCTTGTACCGAGCCAAGAGTTAGCCCAATCTGATCGCCCGTAGTCCCCACGTTGCCAATAGCCATAGTACCAGCTACGCCTGTAGCAACAAATAACAGTTCGCCGCCGCCAGTATCTGAAAAAGCTGCTGCTGAATATGCGGAAAAGCCTAACATTTATGCGCTGCCATTATTTTTATCCCTGATAATGTATCTTCGTCCCAAGTATACATATTTTTTCCTCTATGACGATACTTCGTAACGGACAATAACAACTCCAGAGCCACCGTTGCCGCCATATCTAGTACCACCTTGACCAGTAGAGCCACCGCCACCCCCACCTGTATTTGCTGCCCCACTAGGCGCTGGGCTACTTCCACTAGGTGCACCATTGCCACCCCCGCCAGTACCGCCAGTACCACCAGCTTGTCTCCAACTACCGCCTCCACCTCCGCCAGCATAAGTTGAGCCGTTTAACCATGTTAATCCATTGCCGCCATTACTTCCTACAGCAGATGTTCCTGAGCTGGTGGTGTTAGCGCCAACCGCTCCTGCACCGCCACCGCCACAGCCAGCACCGTAACCAGTCTGGTACTTAGACCCGCCAGCGTAACCTTGCCCAGTCGCCGCTGCACCTCCAAAATACTGGCTACTACTACCAGAACCACCCCCGCCAGAACCGCCAGCAGTGCCATTAGCTCCTTCGTTCCCACCACGACCGCCACCTGTTGATGTAAGGCCAAAGCCAGAGCTATTAACCCCACTCCCGCCAGAATTTTGGCTACTACTACCGCCAGCGCCAATAATAACTTGGTAGTTCTGAGCGACTGCTCCAGCATCGCCTGTTCTGTATCCACCAGCACCGCCGCCACCGCCAGCATGGTTATTGCCACCAGCGGCACCGCCAGCAACAACTAAGTATTCTAATGAGTTGGAGTCAGTTGAGCTGCCAATAGTATTGACAGTGAAAGTACCTGATGAAGTAAATACATGGTATTTATACCCACTAGATGTAGAGGTTGATCCCCCAGACGCTGCAATAAATGATTCACTAGATTTGCCGTATCCATCAGACATATCAATAGCACCAGAAGAAGTGCCAAATAAACCACGTACAGCCGAACTGCCCATGCTAATAGCAGCTGTGGCTGTTAAATCAAGTTCTACGTTAACTTGCCGTAGGGATATTGGATTGCCTGCGGATGGTAATGTCATGCTCTATCTCGCTTTTAAGTCTTCAATCTCAGCTTTTAATTCTTTAATCGCTTCAATTAAGTAGCCTGTGATATTGCCATAATTTACACTTAGTGTACCCATTTCATCTTCTGCCGTTAGTACAAGTTCTGGTGCAACCTTCTGCATCTCTTGTGCAATAACACCTGTAGAATCTTTGCCAGTTGCATCACGCACATAGTGTACGCCTCGCATCTCACTTACTTTGGATAGGGCATCAGGGATTGTAATTATGTTTGATTTTAGGCGTTCATCAGAGAAGGCAGTAACGTCATTGTTAAACGTAGCCGCACCTGCCCCTGACATATCAAGGGTGAGGGCTGTAATTGCTGAACCGCCATCGTTACCTATAAATTGAATATCTTTATCAGAAACTAAGCTTCTAATTTGTGCATTGCCACCATCGTTTTGTATTTTTACAAAGTTTGTACCACCATCTGCAAAGAATATTTCTGCGCCATCAGCATCAAGGATAATATCGGCAGCAGAATCTAGTGTCAGGTTACCACCTGAAGATATAGATAATCCGCTACCAGAATTACCAATTTGACCTATTTCACTTGTATCTGAGTAAAAAATAGCATGTGCGCCATCATTTTGTTTACGAGTTATTACCAGAGGGTGAGTGCTAGTAGCAGTAGCATATATTTGACCAGAACCGTATAAAACTGTCCCTGCGGTCTGTTGGGCAGTAGAAGTCTTACCCACAGTCACGTTGCCTGACGTGTCGATGCGCAGACGTTCTGTACCGCCCGTGCTGCCCGATCCACCATAAAGAGGGCCATTTGCCGCTAAATTTGTTGAGAAGGTCATTATTCCTGCAGAAGCAACGTTAAGGTTTCCGTTGTCGTTGCCTAGTCCTACGTTACCCCCATTACTTCCTCCATTTCCTGCATCAACTAATCGTATTCCTGCCGCATCACTATTTTGAAAAATTGCAACATCATAATCATTTCCTGTAGACAGTGCTCCGCCTTGTGAAACGTGTAATTTTCGGTTCGGGCCATTTGTTCCAATACCTACTTTTCCGTTGTCTTTAATGCGCATATGTTCTTCAATAGCCGCACCTGTAGCTTCAGTAAAGAAAACTAAATCTGCCGCTGTTGCCGCTGTTGATACCCCACGTATCATCGCTAAAGAATTGTCATCGGAATTGCCGAAACTTATTTGGCCTAAGTTTTTACTTGCCGCAGGACTATCTGTACCCTTTAAAAATAATTGGCCACCGCCTTCGTTGTTTGTGCCTTGGACTGTTATTGATGCGTCAGTATTGAAAATAGCCGAACCCTTATTAGACATGTCAAGGGTGAGGGCTGCAATACCACTGTTATTATCAATGCCCGAAAAAACAATGTCTTTATCATTTACAGAAGAGAATATATTTAAGTTGCTATTTGTGCTTCTAATCTTTCCAATTTCAACACCATCATCTTTAAATTTAATGTCGCCTGTTGAAGCATCAAGATTAATATCTCCTGCAACGTCAATAGTAAAAGTACCTGTATCTGTTATTGATCCGTCTAATATAACCGTACCACCTCTGGTAATATTACCACCAGCCGTAATAGCACCTGTAGCAACTGCTCCTGTTGTTGTAATTGTTGAGGAGCCGTTGTTTATATTACCAAAGCCTGACGTTATACTACCAGCCGTAATAGCACCTGTAGCAATTGTTGAGGAGCCGTTGTTTATATTACCAAAGCCTGACGTTATACTACCAGAGTTTAATGCCCCTGTTGCTACGATACCGGAGCCAATAGTAATGTTAGCAGAGCCATTAAATGCTACGCCGTTGATAGTGCGGGCCGTAGCCAGCGTAGTAGCCGTTGAAGCGTTACCTGTAAGAGCCGCTGTGATTGTACCTGCGGAGAAGTTTCCAGAACCATCTCGTGCCACAACTTTCGAAGCTGTGTTACCCGAGACTGCGTCTACACCAAGAGTGAGCGCGGTACCCTCAGAAGCCGATCCACCACCTGTCAGGTATGAGCCGTTAGCAACAGACTGGACATAGTTACCTGTGGTATCCGTGCCTAGAGCAACAGAGTTTGCTTGGATTGTTGCAGTGCCTGTGACATTGCCAGAACCGTTAAACGCAGCAGAAGTCCAAACAACGTCGCCTGTCATTCCAATTGTTCGACCATTAGCTAGTGTAGTGGCAGACCCAGTCAGGTCAGCAGTAACCGACGCGAATGTAGGAGTAGCAGTAGTTGTGAGGTCAATACCTGTAGAAACCTTACCACCCATGCCCGAGTGATTAGTACAATAATAAAATAAGTTAATTGGAGCATCTTGCTCTAGTGTCACCTGAGTATACGCTCCAGATGAGCCCGGTGTACCAACAGCCGTTACGCCTACAGTGTACGCAGACCCCCCGGCATGAGTGCCGTTAGATGTGACGCTTAAACGCAATGGATGTCCTGAGTTGGAACTATTCGACTGGTCAAAGCGCACAGTTACGGATCGTTGCAATAACGCTGTTTGTTGTAAGGCTCCATCTAGATAGAATCTATTACCTGCGCCGGGATTAGATACAGTAACCGCTATTGTTAGATACGGTTGCTTTCCAACTAAGCCCGCTACAGTAGTGTTTATAGAAGTGTTTGCTGTCCCGTTAAAAGACCCTGACGAGCCCGTGGCGTCCCCAGTTAAGGAGATGACTCTGCCTGTAGCTAGCGCGGTGGCGGTAGAAACTGGAGTGTTTAAGGAGAACTGTGTACCAGACAAAGATAGCCCTGCACCTGCACTATATATCGGGGCGTCAGCAACTAACGTGAAAACAATATTTGTTGTGCCAAAAGTAATAACACCTGTTGTGGTCATTACGTCAAGCTCGCCACCATGAACCGTACCCTCAGTAATAAAGAAAGCATCACCTTCACCTAGTGCATCTGAGTCACTTGGGGCATAAGAATCAGCGTCAGTAGCGCGGGTAAGAACCCAATTTGCAGAACCGCTGCCAACTGTAGTAACCTTGTAGACACCGTTATGCGCTTTGTTAGTTTGGTCTTGTACCATCACGCGGTTGTTTGTGGCTACTGAAACTCCATCCAATACTAAAGCTGCTTGCGTTGCTGCGTTAGTAAGTGTGGCTCCAACCCCGCTGGAACCGTTGCTATATGTAGCGTTTAGGTTCGCAGTTGTTTCAACTCGGCAAGGTTCGTGGTAGTGGATACCCGCTGCAGCAATAGTGTCTACATATTGTTTAGTAGCAGATTGTAGCGCCGCAGTCGGATTAGCGTTAAGAATCAGGTTGCCCGTCATCGTACCGCCGCCTCTAGATAAAAGAGTCTGTATATCGACCCCATCTACCGTACCACCCACAATTAAATTGTTGCCAATGGTTACATTGTTACTTGCGTCTTCAATTACGGCCTTGTCAGCAGGGTACGTAAGGAAAATATTTTTTGTTCCAACACCCCAGTTAACGGCATTATTAGAGTTAGACGATGTGAACACCGACGTGCGGGTAATAGTCCCCCCACTAGAAGCATAGGTTCCAAGGCCAACCTCGAAGTTCACATTATCTGTGATCGAGTAATAGACCGTGTCCGTATTGGATGCAACGGAAGCAAACGTTCTAAAACCTGCAACCACGCCCCCCAGAGTATAAGCCCCGGTCCCCGTAGAATTAGTAGTTTCCTGTATACGATCAGCGACAATTAGAGCCATTGGGTAACCCCTTTATTTTTAAGCTATACGAATGATAGCGTTTGAAGCATCCGCTGCTGGAAACTGAATAGTAAATGTACCAGAAGTTGAAGTTTTATCCGCACCAAAGTCCAGCACCGCAACTGTTGGGTCGCCTGAAGCGCTGTCGTTATAAATTAATGCTCCGCGAGCTGTAATTGATGCGCTGGTAAAGTTAAGGTCAGCGAAGTCTGTCAGTGCTGTAGTGCCTGAAGATGTCGGTGTTACCTTTGAGAGCGTACCGCCGCCAGCACTGTACGAACCGGAGTTCGACACTTCATTGCCAGTAGTATACGCAGTTGTCGCCGCATTAAACGATGCACTGTTTGTATACAGGGCAAGTTTAAATGTATTGCCTGAAGAGGCAGTGAAGTTGTGCGTACCTTGAAGCAGTTCTTTCTTGAACGATGTACACATGAAGTTACCATTAAAGGCCATTTAAAGTCTCCTAAGTTGGGTTGCGAGGTCCGGAAACCCAGCCTCTTGTATTTTTACATACGTTGTTGTGCGGTCTTCTTTAACCGCTACTTTAATATAATGCGTGATGATTTGCAACATCTGTGATTTATACGCCTCCGCTTGCATTCGTATCTCGGGCGGGGCAGAAGTAGACACGCTCATTAGCTTGTCTACACACATTTCCGCTACAGCATCAGGGCTGTGCCCTCCTTTGTCAGCGGTATGTATTTTTATGGCGTCAAAGCCAAAATTCATTTCAACTTGCATCAAAGTCTCCCATCTCTGTACTCATCTTGCGCACTCCGTATTTGGACCCCGGTAAGCTGCCCAAGAGCTTCGCTATAGCGAGTAGTATATAATTGAATAAGGTCTGTCTCACCCTTCATGTATGTGTACGCCTCAATCAGAGAACCATAAAGCAAAGCGGATTCGGCATTGCCGCCGTACCAAGATGTGCTTGTGGTAACGATTGAAGGCGGGTCGTAATAATAATGTAGTTCAACTACGTAGGTGTCGTCAGGTGTTGGGCCAAGAATAAAGTTGCCTTGCTCCCCACCAAAGTCTCCGTCAAACTGAGCATAGTACTTGGGTAGGCCCGGTGTCGTGCTCGGTGAAGGGTAGGCCTCTCGTATAAAGTTTACGTCTTTATCAAGAAGGAACGAATAGTTTCCAGCCGGGTCTACGACAGCCAAAGAAAACACAGAGAGAAAATCCTCTGGTCTAGCTAAGTACAAGTCACCGTTAGTGGTAGCTGCGGTAACATTCCTGCGCAACTCAGGCACCATTATAGAGCGGTTGAGCCGCTCTTCCGACTGTTTGACAAAGTTAGGAATGTTGGAGACGAAGCTTGTCTCCTCATTCTGTGTATAGTCTTTTATTGCTGCAACCAGCTCTGCGTAGTTCATCAGAACTTACCCCATTTTAAATTTGCCACCACTAGTAGCCGCACCCATACCACGGCATTGGCCGCCGCCGCCCATCTTCTTGACTCCGCCACCGTAACCCATCTTCTTGACCTTAGCTTTGCCACCGTAGTTCATTTTCTTTACTTTAGCTTTGCCGCCGTAGGACATTTTACCAACGCCATCAGTAGCATAATCAGGAACCATTTTCCCGTTTGGACCTGTAACCATGTTCAGCTTACCACCGCTTTTCAAGCCAACAGCTTTTTTAAGCTTCTGCAGTCCTCTTTTTATTCCACGCTCTACTACTGTTGGTGGGTTACGTTCATTTCGCTCTTCTCTAAGTTTTTCTTTGCGTGCTGCCTCAGATTCACGGAATAAACGTTCTTCTTGCGCCCTAGTCAGGTTAGTGTCGGCACGTTGTCTTTTGCTATCGCCCGGCATTTGGGTCAAAGATTTCTTATTTTTTTGCATACTAATCTCCATCAGTTGTTGTTACAGTGACTCTTCCTACAGAGCCTACCATATATTGCGCTGGGTTCCAAATAGGGTTCCAGCCAAACAAACCTCTACCCGGATTTACATCTGGACGGGGGTTACGTAAAGATTGGGGGTCTGCTGTGTTAACATCCCCAGTAAAGTTTTGTGGTTGGTCGGGATCAAATACGTCTTTGCCTACACGTAGACCTGTACGTACTCCATGCTGAACCTCGTATATAAGGTCTTCTAGCTTGTAGCGAAACCCAGTCCGGTCACATATACCGTATGCGTGTTTACCACTAGCGTAACCCGGCATTATACATTCCCCCTAAACGGTACAATACGAAGTGTAGACCTATCTTGATCTTGATCTGCAGCCCTACGGAATTGTTCCTCATATTCTTGTTTTAAAGGACCAACTCTATCGGCTACTTCAGGTTTTTTCATTGCAACGTAGTACGCTAAACCAGACACAAGAGCGGGTATAAAACGAGGCGGTATAGAAGTAGTAGCTCCTCCAACACCGCTCGCCAGACCATCTATACCTTTTAGACGGTAATAAGATAGCTTATACGTAGTAGCATCGTTTGGCACAGGCCAAAGGGTAACTTGTACATTTGTAGCATTGCGCTGTACGTAGATTTGCGATGGACGCCCTTGAGTATTTTTGTTTCCCTGCTGAGAATACGTAGAAACACTCATGCGTTGTATGTACGAGTCCAGCTGCTGCGGTGTGCCTTCGTCAGTGCGGAGTTGATGTTCTATTAGGTCGATAGTATCAGAAGGTAACGTATAGGTCGCTGTACCCGCAACTAACGGCAGGGTCCCCGCCTCTATAGTAAATAGGTTCAAGCCGCGATTCTGCCACTCTAGCGTCATAATATTAAGACTGCGGCGGGCGGTTTTTAAGTCATACCCCGAACGCATTTCAAGGCCTGCACGTTCGTATGCCTCCTCAAATAATTCATTTAGTTCTGGCACAACAACCGCCATGATCTAGGCCTTCCTATACTTTGCCGTCTTCTTGGCTATCTTTTTAGGTTGTTTGGCAACCTGTTTACCTTTTTTAGTAGCCGCTCGTTTAGCCTTGGTAGTAGCAGCGTATTCTTTAGATGACAAAGCTTTTATAGCTTTAGCGGGTAGGTACCGCTCACCTGTAGCCTTTTTCCCTTGCGTCGACGGCTTACCAGACTTTGTACGCCATTTCTGCTTAGTCCATTTGCTAAGACTTTTTTGACTTTTTGCTTTTGCCATCGGCTTTAGCCTTCGCTTTCTTACTCAAATCTTTATAGTGGGATAACTTAACACTCATTTTACCATGAACTTTCCCCGTATGCATAGTACCATCCTTCATTTTGTGCTTTTCGCCCGCATGAACTGTACCGTCTTTTTTATAATGTTTTACACCCTTCACGACTTATATCCTCCACCTTTAGCTTTATATTGTTTAGCCAACATTTGCGCTTTACGAGCAGACCATTGACCCGGTTTACCACCTTTACCCCCACTTTTAATCTTGTTGAACAATGCCTTACGCATTGTGGGCTTAGTGTAATTACCAGCTTCATTCACACGACTCTTAGTTTTGCCGCCCTTGCCCATAGCCGCTACAGGTTTACGAGGCACTGCTTTTTTAACTCGGTTGCCTGTAAGTTGTCTTCCCATAGAACTACGTCCCATCATGTCAGCATTTCCACCTTTTTCTAGCTTGCCGTAATCGGCTGTTAGGGTCTTTAGCTGCTTTAGGAAATTGCTTCATTTGTCCCGCAGAACGTGCGCAGTAAGACTTGCGACGCTTAGCTGCAGCGCTTCCCTTTTTAACCTTACCTGTAACGGCTGTCTTTAGTTTAGAGCCGGGGTTATCCCGACGATACTTGGCCACACCTTTTTTAGTCATCCCCGCGCCAGACTTAGTTGGGCGTTTTTGACCACCTTTTATGGTGTGACCTTTCATTGTACCTTTTTTCTTAACTGCCATATTACTCTATAAGTAGTGTCATTACGTTTCCTGTGCCTGTAAAGGCAGAAACAAAGCAACCGTTATCAGCTAAAATACCATCATTTGGAATGTATACGTCGTTCCAACCAACAGGTAAAGTTAACTGCAATATAATAGGGCCAGTAGCTGACCCACTACGAATAGTGAAAGCGGCGGCTGCAGCGGCGTTTATTAAAACACCCTGCAATCTACCTCGTGATGGGCCTACAAGTGCAGCGGTAGCGCTTGCTGCAAAGTTATAAGCTCGTACTTCTTGACCAGCCATTTGCTAGCTCCTTACGCTAAATTTTAAAGGTCGATAGCCTGTTGATACAGAACAGTGAAACGAATTGTTCCTGCATTAGTAGCACCAGTAGTGGTTACTGTAAGACGTTTTTCAGTACCAACGTCTGCCCAAGCCAATGCTCCACCTGCTTCAGTAGTAGGGTATTTACGACCTGCACCGGAAGCGGCAGTAATTGAAAATTGGTTTAGAAAAGTAGCGTTGCCGCCAACAGTATCGCCAATGCTCAGTACGCAAGTTGCGTTTGCAACAGCAACAGATACCTCAATAACGATGTCAATAATTTGTGATGCAGCTGGGATTACGATATCAGTAACAGTGGCTGCTTGTGCGCCACCTGCGGTACTAAAAGCAGCGGTCTGAGCCATAACGACTTGACCAGTGTTTTTAACATTTACACCTAACGTAGTTCCAGTTGTTTCTTTAATTGTTCCGGCCTTGATAGGTCCAGAGAATGTAGTAATACCCATGATTATCTCCTGTCAGGGTTAAGTCAGTCGCACCATGCAACTGTCAGGGATACAGGTACCCTACAACACCTTTACGCAAAAAGAAAGCCCCACCGAAGCGGAGCCTTCCAAATTTAAATTTAAGTCCTAAGAGCTTACGCTCCCGGAGAACCGTAGATGCCCAATGGGTCGGAAACACCGAAGCTGTAACGCTCACGTGCTTTGTAGCGCACGTTGCCAGTATCGAAGTCACCATCCATGCCTGTAGCCATCGCAGAACGTACAAAATGTTTCATGCCGTTAGGGATGTCTGTAGTCAAGAACCAAGCGTCAGCGTCTGTAAGGTAGTGGTTTACACCGTACCCTTCAGGAACTGCACCGTTAGAGCTGAGAGCATTGATGTCGTTATCAGCTGTACCTACACGTAGAGTTGTTTCCAACAAACGAGTTGCTACGAACTGTAACGCAGACGGGATAATAAGCTTTCTACCGCGAGCTGCGATAAGTAGGCCACGTTCGTCTGTGTATCCCCCAATGTCGATAATCGCCTGTTCGAGCGAAGTCTCGTTAAGGTCAGCACTAACCGCTGGACGGTTAGCGTTTGTACCGCCACCAACTGTTGGGTGTGCAGTGCTGAACAATGTTACACCATCACCAGACTGGAAAGTGTCAAAGCCCGTGTTGAGCAATGAGGCAGCTTTAACCTGCTTGGTGTATGCCATAGCGCGAGCTAAAGCTTTTGTGTAACGCGAGGACAAAGAATCGTACAAGTTATCTTCCATCGCTTCTTCAGTGATGGCGAAACCCATAGCGATAGTTTCGTGTGTGTAGCGAGCTGTGAACGCCTCTTGCGCATTATCGTACGCAATAGATGAACCTTCAGCCTTTGTTGGTGCTGCACCAAAACCAGATAATTTAACTTCTTCTTCAAAGCTACGCTCTGAATTTTCTGTCTCATAAATGTCCGCGTGCTCGTTTTCGTATTTGCCATACTCAAGACCAAAAAGGGCGTTGAGTCCGGGTAAAAGCTCTTTAAGCGCCTGCGCGCGTGAAATAGCCATGTGTTAGCCCTCCTTACAAGCCAACAGCGTTAGTCATGCTGCTGTAGCCGGGGTTAAGTTTAACCAAAAGATCAGGGAATGCATCACCAATAGGAGAGGCAGAAGCCACGATACGGAAGGCAGCGGTAGTAGTCTTAGTTGTCGCGTCGACAGCACTTGTAGAGTTACCTGTAGCAGTTCTGCCAGTATTTGTAGACTGAGCAGCCGCGAAGAAAGTGTTCGCACCTATATCAGACTGGTCCATAGCGCCATCTGCTTGTACTTGGAATAGTACGTTTGGATCATCTACAACATACGCTTTGATATCGCCGCCATTGGCGGTACCAGAAGGGTAGTATTGCGAGAACGTAGTTTGGCCTTGAGCGTTGGTAAATTCACAACCCACAAACACACCAAGAGAACCTGTTAGGTTTGTTCCTGTTGGGAATGCGTTTGTACCACCGTCAGAGCCGGTTGCAGTTGATAGTGCGATGTAACCATCGGCACCGATTTGAACGACTTGACCGTTAAAGAGGTTTGTTGCCTCTCCAGCAGGGTCGATCAGGTACTGGGACGTTGCCCCAGCGTAGGCCATACCGTCGGCACGTTTTACCGGCTTTAGGCCGTAGGGAGCAGCTATAGTAGCCATGATGCTCTTCCTCCAGATTTATTTACTGTTGTAGTAAAGAGCATTATTACTCCTTACCATATAGTTACCGCGAACTACGCTTAGTTTTAGTCATAGGCATCCGCGGGTCAGACTCACGCATATAGTTTCTATCAACAGCCTCGGCCTGATTTTGTGCAGACTCAAGCTGACCATAGATGCGGTCATCTCTTAGTTCGGTCGGGATAGCGCAAAGCAATAACCCACCAACTTCGATATTGTCTTTAAAACGAGAATCAATATCTGACATGATGTGTAGCTCAGGATAATCCTCTGCCTTTACAGGCACATAGCCATCACGAAACCGTCCAGAGACGTTTGTCATATCTGCATTACCCAATGTAGCTGTGCGAATCCAGCGGAACGAAAGTCCGTCACGTGGTTCGGGGGTAGGTAGCATAGACGAGCGTTTCCAAGGTTTACGACGTTCTCCCGCTTCGCGGGTTTCGGTTGTACGAGGTTTTCTATCAGCCATTTTGCATATCCTTTAGCTTTTGCGCCGCATATTCTTTATTAGATAATCCGAGGCGCTTGGCGATTGCGGCCTCCGATGAGGAAATGACAACTTTATTGCGTGATGAGGCAGTATTTCTACCACCCGGGGCCACCACGGAGCCAGCCTTACGTTGTGGTTGTCGAACCTCGGGTTCCACGTCCGCAAAGCGATCTGGGTATCGAGACCGCATGGCCTCGTTTATCTTACTATAGTACACATCCGTTGTAGAATCAACGCCTGTCTCTAATAGTTCTTCATGTACGAGCATAGCGTATCGTGTCATGCTTGTATCTTTCTGGAACCAATCGTTCTCGGCTACCCAATCCTGCGCTTTGCGGTCTGGTTTAGGAACCCGAGGTGCTGCTTTTGGAGCTTCAGACTGGTCTTGCACAGCCCGTTGCGCCGGTTTCCAGTTCTCTACACGATCAGCTTCCATCTGTAGCTTAGATAGCGACATCTGTGCTTCGAGCACGGCATCTGTATCTCCAGCCTCATACGCCTCTTTGTAAGCTCGTTTCGCGCTGTTAAGTTCCGATGCTACACGTGCCTTGGCTTCGTTAACCAGCACGCCTTCACCTTCAGAAAGGTTTTTGCGGAGACGCGTAGCTTCGTTCTTCTGCGATTCAGCGTAATGAACTGCGACTTCACGTTCTCGTTCAGCTTCTTCTTTACGGCGACGTTCTTCATGGAACTCGAATTTTAGCTTCTTGATACGCTTCTGTACCGATTCACTGTGCTTTTCAAGTTCTTCGTCTTCTGGAATATCCGCCTCTGCGTCAGCTGCCCGGCGTGGACGGCCTTTATCTGCGTCTGGAGTATCATCTTCGATCTCCACTTCAAAGTCACCGTCGTCGGACATATCTACTTCAACGGTGTCTGTTTCGAGTTCTTCGTTCTCGACTATTGTATTCTTGTCAATCATGCTCTGCTATACCCCCGTGGGTCTTCAACCACCGCTTCAACAGTATCATCGTTGATAATGCGGAACTCTCTGTTGTGTAATTTAAAACGTGTACCTGAATACGAACGGAAGATAATAAAATCACCTTTTTCGCACCATGGACCGTCAGGGAAACGTTTTTTGTCTGTATAGGCTCCAGTACCTATACTTATAACATACCCAATAATGGTAGCAGTTTCTTCCATCTTGGTTAAAGCATCGGGCATATAAACGCCCCCATCTGTTTTACCCTCAAGTTCTGGGATTGCGATAAGCAGCTTATAACCTTTCGGTTCGGGTAATTTTGCCAGTAGCTGCTCGTCATCTATTTTGTCGGTAGCGTACATCTTAGTCTCCTGCAGTGATTAAAGGCTCACAGCGCCTTTTGCATGGATTATTCCACGTTATGTCGTATAACTACACGTATGATGCCTAATCTTCAATATACTTCTTCTCAATATCTTTAACATCGTTACGTATAGTAGTTAAGGCTTCGTATTTACCTACTAGCCTCCAGTAAGTCTCTTGATTTTGTGCGCCGCCTTCCGCTAGGTGTTCGGCGATAGAGGTGCGGCTTTCTTCGAGCCGTGTAAGCATGGTATGAAATATACTATCAGCCATCGAGGTTCACTTTCTCTGCAATGTCCATAGCTAGACGCGCCGCGGACTCCTTCTGATCTGTTTCAAGCTCTGCAACCTTAACGCCAATACGTGCCGCTTCTTTCTCCTCTTCGGAGTCGATACGTGCCTGTTGTAGTCGGGCGTTCTCTTGCTTGGACATAGCGTCGATATTAATCTTCAGCTTATCCATCTCGATCTTGTGCTTCAACTCAGTCTCTTTAATCATCAACTCGCGTTGCTGAATCTGAGTAAGTGGATCAGCCTGCTGTGCAGCGGCTTGTTCTGCAGCTGCTTCGGCTTGGCCTTTTTGGAACAGCTTCTCTGCAGCTTTCGCGGACAGTCGTGAGACCTGAAGCTCTATATCTTCTGGTAACGGTGCCTCTGGGTCTGGAAGTTCTACGCCTAGCTGTTTCTGTATCTCTACACGATATTGTAGCGCTACGTGCTCCGTAATGTGAGACATCATAGCGGACTGAATTGCGCTCGCGAACGGTGATTGCCCCACAATCTGCATGATCTTAGGGTCTTGCATCGCCATCATATGAGTCTGGATATGCGCCTCATGGTCTTGATAAGCAAAGGCTTTGACCGGCTCTTGTTTTAAGATAGCCATATTCTCAGTTACTGGGTCAGCGGGTTTAATATCTTCGGCTAACGTAATGATATCGTCAGCGTCTTTAATACCCAGAACTTCGAGCATCTGACGGTGCAGCTTGCCCATATTGTACATTTGTGGTGCTTGCTGGGCCAGTTGAAGTGCAGCTTGATACTGCATTATGCGTTGCGCCATTGTAGCCGCGTTAGGATCAGACACTGGGATGACATCTACCCGGCCATCAAAGTCTGCTATACGATCTGCGGGTTCGTCCATCTCATACGCGTACTCAGAAGGCATGTAATCATGTACGATCCTAGCTAAGATACGAAGCTCTTGTTTCATCGCTGCGTGCAAGCGAGCCTGAATACCCGACATTACCTGCATAGAACGCTCCATAAGCGCCAAAGTCGTTCCTACAGGAGCCTGAGCGTTGATATCACCCATTTGGATGTCACCTACCGCCGCAATACGTCTTCCTTCATCTACGACGTTCCCAAGTAGTGAGTAGAGTACGCTTGATGGTTCTTTGTAAGGAAGGGGTACAATGGACTCTTTAATCGTACCAGCTGGCACGTCCACGTCACGAAACTCACCCGGCATGATTGGGGTGTTGTCCCCGGTGATACGCATGCCTCGGGCTTTAAAGCCTGCTGGGAGGTTAGATAACGTACCTGCATCAATAAGCTGACGCATTATAGAGGTAGCAGATTTGGTCAAGCCCCCTAGCGTGTGTATAAGCCCTGTACCGTAGAAACCCATACCGGGCAAATACGGATAATGTACGACGTGCATACGCTTCTCGCGCTTGCTGTCTTCTTCATACCAATTTCGACGGATAGCTAGAATTACGCTAGACGATTTATCAATTGTTACTACATACGGCAGTGAAACACCGTCTACATCATCGAAAGGCTCAGGTAGGTCTAAATCTACATGCATTTCTAGAACAGTATGTCGTGGGTCGTCAGAGTAAGTAGCTTCAGAACCTTCTAGTTCGTTGTACTTCTCTTCAATGTCAGTGACATCTTTAGTTGCTTCAGGCAGTTCGACGTCACGGTAGAAGCCGTTTACCTGTAGTTTAAGTACTTCTTCAGGTGTTTGCTTCATAACATGCGTAAATCGTGGCGCGGTTCGTAAATTAGACGCACCGTAGGATACTACAAGGTCTTCTGCAGGAACAAACTGGGACACAGGACGTTCTGTTATAGGATCGAAGTAGATTTTCTTAAATGCGGAGCCAGCCATCGGGAGTTTGAACAACATCTGTTCCATCTCGTCACGGTAATCCGGCATCTTTTCAGTAATAAGGTAGTTAAGTTCGGTCTCGACACGTTGTGCCTGCTCAAACTTCTCAGATGTCATCTTGCCTACAATCTTGCTGCGTACGGGTCCTGCTGCTGGGAGAAGTTCTCCCATCGCCTGCGCTTGGAATTTAATCACCGCTTCGGTCATCATAGGGTGGTACACCCCAGAAGCTCCGTTCCACGGTTCGGTACGCTCCTCTACCTTCATACCGAGAAGGTCCATACCCTTAATATAGGCACTGGCCCATTCACTGCGAGATTCACGATCAGAGGAAAAGTGTTCTATTAGCTCGCTTGCTATTTCCTCGAGTTCGTCGTCGTCAATAAATTCAGCTAGGTTGGAATCGTGAGAAATATCTTCGTCCATCTCAGGTGTATCACCAAACTCAACCACAATAGACCCGTCATCCATAACAACTTCTATAGCTTCTGGGTCTTCCACTTCGATAGTTAAATCAGGGGTTAGCTCGTTCTCCTCAAAGAGAATATCACTAGGTTCCATAGGTTTTTCGACTGCCATGTTCTTGCCTCACTCGGTTCGTTTGAGGGCACTATAGCAGATATAGTGCCTAAATAGAAAGCTATCTTCGTAGGGTGAGGACACAACTAACGAGGGAGGTTCGGTACGAAGTGTCCTCACGGACGCTACCAACGTCCTGTGGATAGCCATACTACACATATACACGTATGTCATCCCCATCAGTAATACGCCGCCTTACGATGTAAATATGAGTCATCGTCCTCCATGTCCGTAGGTAAACGGATAAATCCACCCTGACGGAATCTTAGGAGAGCCATAACCGTACTGTCGACTAAGTCATCGTTTGACATGAATGGAAACCCAGCCACTTCTTCTACGAGCTCGTCTGCCCAACGAGTGGCGGGTACCCAGACCATGCCTGAAGAAATAATATCTGACACAGAGTTAAGCCGTGCTAACTTATCACCAGTCCCTCGGTGGGGTGTGTACTCGGTGACAGGCAGGCCCATGCGTCGCATCTCTTGGTAGAGTGCTACACCAGAACTTTTCTTCTCCACAATGAACGCGTCAGGGTCCCAGTGGTTGTACTGTTCCATCGCCAGCTCCTTGAGCTCAGGAAACTCCAGCCGTTCTTTTATACTGTCAAGTAGAATAATGTTGTGTGAACTTGTTTCCTCGTGAAAGAACACGCCCCAAGTGGTAAGTGCGGTGTAATCGGCCCGGTTATGCTTCTCTGCCGCGGCATCTAGGGACATAATTACGTACTCAACCGACGGGAGCTTGTCGTTCTCCCAAATGTTCCACCATTCACGCTTCACAATAGAAGCTTCTTCGGATGTGGGCTGCTGCTGGTACTGCGAGTTCCACTGGAACGCAGGCATTGAGGCCTTGGTTCGCTTTAACGCCGCAAGATCAAAGAACTCCGGCCATAGGGGCTTCTCTATTGGTTTACCCTCTTTGTCTTCAGAGTCTAAAATTGCAGGGAACTCAACGATTTCGTACTGGTCAGCCTCCTCATTCTTAACCATATCGTTGGTCACACGACCTGTTAGGTCGTCCATATGCCACCTAGTCTGCACGATAGCTACACGCCCCCCGGGCATTAGTCGTGTCCGGGCACCGAAGGTAAACCATTCGTAAGCTTTTTTAAAGACGGAAAAGTTGCCGTTGATAACATCTTGTTCAGAATGAGGGTCGTCGACCAACAATAGGTCAGCGCCACGCCCAGCCAAAGCAGAACCAATACCACACGCAAAATACTCTCCTCCAAAATTTGTGTTCCATCTACCAGCTGATTTACTGTCTACCGCAAGAGAAACCTCTGGAAATATAGATTTATACTCTTCTACGGCAATAAGGTTACGAACCTTACGCCCAAAATCCACCGCTAAGTCTGTGGTGTGTGACACCATCATCACTTTTTTGTTTGGGTTCCTACCTAAGAACCATGCAGGGAAGAAAATAGACACAAGCTGTGACTTACCATGTCGTGGTGGAATGTTGACACATATACGGTCTTCATCTCCAGATTCAATCGACATAAGCATGTCTGCGAGGATTCTATGGTGCTTCCCTACTATGAACCCCGGCATCATCGCCTTGCAAAACTCTATGAGATCGTCATGCGCCGCCTTATTTGCCTTCCGCATGGAGAGTTCTCCCACGATTGTGTCGATCTCGACAAGCTCTTCGGGGCTAAACGAGTCTAGATTGTCCAGTATGCGCTGGATATCCTCTGGTGAGAAGTCCATATCTTTAGCTAAGTTAGCTAAATTGCTAGACATTGAGGCCCAACTCCTTATCTACGTCGATAATAGCGCCGTCAATCGTGATCGCATCCTCAATTTCACTGGGGTTTACCAACCTAGACAGCTTTTCGCGTAGTTTATCCTTCAGATCGTCCGATGTTTGGTGCGTTACGGTCACTTCAGACTTCTCAGCAAACAACCCAACGTCTGATATCTTACCTAGCAGCTCCAACGCACGTATCCGTATGCGTGGGTCAGGGTTTTCGGTCTCCTCGATCAGCTTATTTGTCACTAAGTGGCGTACTTGCGTTGCACTTTTCACTACAGAGTGTCCGAAATCCTTCAGGATTCTGTCTGTCAACAGTAAAGTCGCGGGTGTCAACTGGGCCACTCGCTTAGGCGTTGCAACTTTGGATGTTTTGTGAGGGTTCTCAGCGTAAGATACGGCTAACGCCGCTGCTGTATCCTTGTCTGCACTGGTTGCTTCAACCTTTAGTCCGTTGGCATGCAGGTATTCTACCGTCTTCGCAGCTGCGGACGTTTTGATTGCAAGGTCCTGCATGTCCGGAGCTCTGCGGGTCGGTACTCCGCGCTCAGGTTCAATATGTATAGTCATTTTTAGCCCTCGTTTGTGGGACTATACAAAATTTTTTACAGCATTTCAATCCAGTTTGATAATAGGCGTTTCTATATACGAGGGGGTGGGGTAGTCACGGGCATCAAAAAGTTAGGTAGGGGGGCCCCAATTTCGTGGAAACGTAAAATATTTGCGCAGAATAGTATTATAGAGTTGAGGGTATAGTGCGGGTGTGCAGGGGGGATAGGGGTAGGTGGGGTGTCATATGTGTAGTGATCTACTACCATTTACCCTCTAATACTGTGACACAACACACACAAACACGTATACTGATGTTATCAAAAGCGAAACAT